CAATCGCCGTGATGGGTTTCGTGTCGCGAGACTGATAAATGTAATCGGCCAGCTCCTTGCACCCCACCGCTGCGCCGCCGCCGGAGTTAATATCCAGAACGATTTCGCTGATTGAGGGGTCGTTTAATGCCGCCTGCAGCTGCCCGCGGATCCGCTCGTAGCTGGTCAGCTCGGAGCACATCGCCGTAATCTGCCCCCGGCGTGGAACAAGAATGCCGTGAACGGGGATCACTGCCACCCCGCCGGTGGGCTGAACCTGCTCAGCTGCAGGTGATTTACCCGGATTCAGCGCCATCTGAATGACGGCATCTTCGGTGATCCCCTGAATACGGGGGATGAGCACCGCTTTCACGGAGTCCATTGTTTGCCGCGTCACGTAATGCGGCACGCCAAAGACCATATCTGCCAGGTGCGGCAGGTTAATTAATTTCGTTGTCATGTTGTCTTCCAGGTCATCCCGCGCGGCGGGAAATAATCAGGCTCTGGCCAGAAGGGATTCTATTTCGGCCAGCTGTTTTGCTGTCGGCGACTTATCGCCAGGAAGGATCTTCGCGCTGTCGACCATATTGAGCGGCGTCAGGTATTTGTCCCCGCCAGCAATTGGCGGTAGATTCTCCATACGCCGGATATCGTTAGTGGATAGCCATCCCCACTGGCGGCCCAGCGCATACGATTCATAGCGTGACTTCTGGTCGCCTCGCAGCAGCCCGGAAACGTTGAACTCGATGTACAAATCGCGGCGTTCGCTGGGCAGAAGCAGATCGCGCTGCATCGCACCCTCATGGCGTTTCAGCCAGGCCAGCAGCGTATACATCACGAACTGCAGGCCCTGGTGCTCGATGTTGTTGTTGGTCGCTTTCGCCAGCATCTGCACCATATGTGGCGGGATTTTATAGAGCCGGCAGACCTCTTCCACGCCCCACTGCCGCGACTGTAGCAGCTGCGCCTTTTCGTTATCCTGCGACAGTTGTTTGTAGCTCATGCCCTCCTGCAGCAGTGCCACAGAGAACATATTGTGAATACCGGAATGGCGTTCGGTCCATTTCGCCAGCAGGCGATCAATAGCATCCTGGCTTTTAATGGTCGCAGCCTCTTTCGGACGCTCTATCACCCCGCTCATCGTTGTCCCACGCCGAAATGTCGCTGCCGCATGCTCCTCAACGGCCAGATTCAGCCCCAAGACATCGGCGTTCGTCTGAATGGGGGAACTGCCGATATAGCCATCCAGAGAAAAGACCTTCACATGGTGCATCATGCGCATCGGCAGAATTTCACCGACTTCCGGGAGTTCGTAATACGGCATACCGTCCGGCCCTTTCAGCACAATGACCTTTTTCGGGTTAATGGGGATCAGCTCTTTCGGGTAGCCTTTTCCGTCCCGTTCGATGATCGAGTAGCAATTTCCCTCAAGCCCCAGCAACCCCTGCTGCTGCTCGAAATACTCGAATGAGGTGTCTTTCCTGTTGGGCTGGGAGTGAATCAGGTCATAAACCGGGTGGTCCGTCGCACGCTGGCGCCCGCCATTTTTATCCCGCCGGTAAAGTTCGCACGGCAGCTGCGCGACGGACTCAGCCAGGAGAGTGACACAGGCCCGGACCGCTGAAAGTCCCAGAGCGGTTTCCGGCGTGATTATGATGCCAGTTTTGCTCTGGCTTGAACGAACCCCGCCCAGCATGGCTTCCCAGAGGCCATCCCTCGACTGCTGGCGCCCTCTGAACATTTGGGGGATAAACATTATTCACCCCCGTTAAATTTGGCACCGGCTGAAACCGCCCGCGCAGTTAGATATGACCAGATAAGACATATTGACCCACCCGTAATAAGACCGGCAGCAGGCAAAATCAACCAGGCTCCGGCGGATATGAGTACAGCCCCGGCCAGGCCAATAATGAAACTCAGAATTGTGATTAACACGCTATGTCTTCCTCATCATATACCGATGTGCCGCCGCTGCTTTCGTGCAGCATTGCGCGAGTCATGGCGTTAAATAACGCTGTAGCTCCATCGATTTTGCTTTGATTGTCTCCCTTTGTCGGGCGAACGAGATCATCGCTACCGGGTATAAATTTCCCGATAACATTGCTGATACACCAGGTCAGAATGGGATTGCCATCATGGTGGAATCGACCACCGGCCAGAGCCGCTTCAAGCTCTTTCATCGCCGGTGACATATTGGTGTAATCCTGCCGGATATCGACTACGGTAAATCCGTTGTCCTCCAACTGGTGGCGAAGTGCTGTTGCGCCGGCAGGGTCGATATCAATCTCGTCAATGCGGTTTTCGTCCTGCATATCGATAATACTGGCCAGAATCTCGCGATAGTCTGCCTCTGCTCCATCCGTCGCTTCCAGCACGCCCATTTCATAAAACTTCTGATACCTGTCAGCAGTTTTCAGCAGTTTTGGATCGGTTGTATGGATCGTGTCTTCCGGGACCCAAAATTTAGGTTTGATGCAGTAATAATGCCGTTTACCTTCAATTTCCCGCGTAAATAGCCGTATCCCGGCGTTCATATCCAGCTTTTTGGCGAGATCGAGACCGATATTGCAGCTGTCATTCGCAAAATCAGCCAGCTCAAGGTTGGGGTCTTCAGCAGCCTTCCACTGCTCCATGTTGTAGAACGCGGATTTACCGGATACCCAAATATTGAGGCGTTTGGTTTTGAAGGCGTTAACCTTGCGAGGAACCTGTTTCGCTACTTCCAGAAGCTCAACCAGGTCGCTGTATTTAACCGAAACGTCCAGATTTGGGTTAGCTTTGATTAAGTTTTTCGGGTCGGTCCAGTCATCGCCAGCATCCAGTTCGTAAATCATGCCAAACAGGCGATCATTACGGGTTATGCCTTCGATAACCTCTTTGACTTCCTTGTCCTTGTCATAGCAAGGGGACTCCAGTGACGAGCCGGCTGTCGTGATAATGAGCGTTAACGGCTGCGAACGGGCGCCCATCCCCATTGTCATGGCCTCGTACATATGATCCGTATCGTGTTCGTGATACTCGTCAATGATCGCGCAATGTGGGCTGTCACCATCGCCGGGTTTCCCCGCCATAGGTGCGAAAACGGAACCATCCGGGCGTGTCAGGCTGTCGGTCCATACCGAAATATCAAATCTGGAGCGAAGTGCCGGCAGGCGGCTGGCCATCTGCCTGGCTGGGGTGAAGACCTTTTTCGCCTGCGCCATAGTTGTCGCACCGCAATACACTTCTGCGCTGTTTTCGCCATCAGCGCAAAACATGTAGGTGCCAATCCCGGCAGCAAAAAACGATTTCCCGTTTTTCCTGGCTACCCGGATATACGCTTCGCGAAATCGGCGTTTTTTATCCTTTTTCGTGACCCAGCCAAAAATCGAACAAAAAATAAAACTTTGCCAAGGTTCCAGTTTTAATTTCTGCCCCGCCAAATCGCCACTGGAGTGCGGTAATTTCTGAACAAACCGGCAGGCCCGCTCAGCTAAATCTCTGTCGAACCGGTAAGGGTAATTGTTATCGAGTGATTTTTTTAAATCGTCAAAATGGCGCTGACATGCCAGCCGAATAGCTCTGCAGGCGACTATTTTCCCGTCTATGATATCCCGCGCATATTTGTTCGCCACATTGACGTTTGGATATGCGGCCATGCTCCATCCTTAAGTCATTAGGGCCGCACCAAAATTAAAACTCGTCGAACTCACCGCTGGATTTGTCATTATCTCCGGGCTGTTTCTTCAGGATGCGGCTATTGGGGTCCAGCTTTAACACAACGGAGAGTCGAATTAATTCGCTGATATAACGGCTACGCGCCTTCACTGCCGCACCAAGTTTCTGACCGCCGGCAGCGGTATCATCACCAAGGCCATCGCTTTTAATTTCCTGGTTGGCGTCGTACAGCAGCTGCACGGTGTTGCAGTATTCCATCAGCAAATAACAATCTTCCATTTCGAACGTGCCACGGTTAATAAGAATTTTGCACGTCCGTTTCCAGGCATCGATAGCCATATCGCCCAGTAATTCATCCGGCGGAGAAACCGCTCTGGTTAAAGAACTAACCTGATTTCCAGTGTTATTCGATTTGCGTCCGCCACCAGGTGATCGCATCCCTGTACTCATTCAAAAGCACCCCAAAACAGCCAAAAAAAAGTTTTTATTTCTCACGCGCAAAAATCTACCTGAAGCGGCAGTCCCGAAGCGCGAAAGGGGTTAGGGATTTGATCCCCCCTACCCCCTCAAATGATATCTATTATCATCATCGCGCAATGCAATGACTTGACATTGAATAATTTCACATTGAAATCAATTCCGCCTGCCGCCATCGTGCTATCGGTTCAGTCGAGGGTAAAGTCGTCATTCAGGCTGCGCCGTCGACCGCTGCTCGCATTATGTGGGCAGGCATTCGAGTTATGCCCGGACTGGCCACAATAGCTGCAGCGCAGATTGGCGCGACGCGATGAACCGCCCCATGTTTTCGGGCAGTTAGCCCGCGTATGGAGACGTGAACCGCAATAAGTACAGCTGGTGTAACTCATCATGACCTCCCATAAAACGCCGCGCTGGTGAAGCATTCAGCCATTATCACAGGCGCTCTGTGAGCGCCTGTTGTAATGCCTGCTGTCAGGACCCTGTCGCTGTAGCGGAGCTACCATCAGCCTGTAGCACGCTTTCTGGCAGCCGCTCAGCTAATGGCTGATTCTCAAATACCTTCATCCCAAACTGGCCGATCCAGGTGCTCACTGAGTTGATATTCCCTGCGATGAAATCGGTCACCTCGGCGATCAGTCCTTTAACCACGACATCCGTACTCTGGCGCCAGTAATTCTCAATCGCGACCAGCAACGGATCGGAACCATTACTGATAGATTGCTCGCCCACGGTATACGTTTTTTTCTTCGCGCTATCGGTGATGCATAGCAGTTGACTGGTCTGGACGGCGCCAACCTCTGCCGCAATTACCTGCATCGTCAACGTAGCCACTTTGTTCCCGTCTGCATCAGCGCTGGATGCATAGAACATGGAGAGCGTCAGATCCGTGCGTTGATACATCATTGCTTACCTCCACGGCGATGGCGGGAACGGCGACCGCCAGGCAGCGGGGATTGTTGCTCCTGTACCAGCTCACCCTCTAAAGGTTCCTGAGCCGACGCAGCAGCCGGGGCCGGAGTCGAGGCCGGGGCAATATCATGCGCAATCGTCAGTTTCAGCAGTGGGCGACCGCCCTGGACATGCTCAAAATGGATGCCATGTACGGCTTCATTCATCCGTGAATGACCATCCGTCTCCAGAACGGTCAAAGCGCCATCAACGTATTCAATTTTAAAATTATTCATCGGGTTCTCTCTGTTGCTGTTTTCGCTCTATGGCAGGGCCAGCACAACGACTCCAGATTGGAATCGTCGTCTGTACCGCCACGCGCTTTGGGTATGATGTGGTCGACGCTGGTCGCTTTGGTGGCGATGCCATGACGCCGGCAGTTTTGGCATAGATATTTATCGCGCTGGAGGATTCTGGCGCGGCGGATTTCCCAGGGGCGACCGTAGCCCCTTTCATGCCGGCTTTTCCCGCCCTGGTAGTTGCGCCAGCCGTCGCCAGCATGTTGCTGCCGGTGAGCATCGCAATAGCCGCTGGGATCATTGGTTATCGCCGCACACCCCCGGTGGCGGCATGGACGTTTAGACCGGGCTGGCATTAACGTTGACTCTTAGTCGCAAACCATAATGAACCGCCTGGCATAAGTCCTTTTTCTAACGCGGAGGCTATGCGCTTATCGAATGCATGGCTGAACTCATCGAGCGCTTGAGTGGCTTTGCTGGCATCCACCTCAATATTTATCGTAAAGGTTGACCCCCGCTTTTCCTTTCCATCTGTGCTCGGTTTAAGGGCCGACGCAGGGATTATTGTTTCAGAATTTTTTTCGCCAATAACCTGAGCGGCGCCATCGCGGGAAATTACGAAACCACCGGTGGAGTGGTTCAATTCTGCAAAAGAAGCTTTGACCGCAGAGGCCAGCATCACAGCATGGTCTCTGGCTTTATCCAGAGGGGTGTTGGGCAGGTAATGCGCTAACACTGATGAAAGCGTTTCCTGCTCGATGGTATTGCCGCAAACATGGGCTTCGCTACTGATCCCCCCTTTAATCATGGCTTTGTTAATGCTTAATCCTTCCGGATGAACCGATGGCTGCCCGGAAGCTACTGCATTTGCAGGATGTTTGCCGAAGCGAGTGTTAACCAGATACCCAATAGCGAACGCATACCCCGCAGGAGTCAGCCAGGTGAAATAGTCTTCCCCTTTGTATGGCGTGGCTGTATGGCCGGTCTCGGCAAATCCCAGAGAACGCAGTGCGGAGGCGCCGGCTTTTGAAGGAATATCACCAGATACGAGTGCGCCTCGGAAAAAAAGAGCATACAGCACATCCTGAGCACTATCAGATAGCTCTAATACGGGTCCTGAGGCCAGGGTACCAATGCTGGAAATACTCTTCTGGGTCGTGTTTGCATTGTTCTCAGCAATGTCTCTGGTCAGCTGAGTGATTGCTGCGCCAGGATTATTGAGTTGTTGATATGCATTGGGCGGATTACTTGAGCGATCTGGCATGAGTTTCCCCATTATGTGATGATAAAAAGACAAAGGCCGCCCGAAGGCAGCCTTATGCTCTAAAGTGGCAGACCAGTTATCCCTTCATGGGGATAGAACACGATTTATCCCTAAATGGGGATACCGGTTTGGCCTGTGCGACCGTGGTCGCATAGCCTTCATTTTCCCGCTATGCGACCGGCGGATAGTGAACCGTGGTATAGACCGGAAGCGCCATTTTGTAGGCATAGTGATATTCCGCCGTAGCACCGGAGGAGGTCTGCCAGCTGGGGAGCATCAGGATCGCATCAGCGCAACGGAGCATGGCAAAACAAATATCCATGTATTCGCGTTGCTCCAGCCCATCAGGCAGGCTTGCCGGGTTTAAAACGGTGTGACCGTGACGAGTCAGCCGGTCGGCCTCTTTATTGAATGCCTCGCGGTTAAAGTTCTCTCGCCCGGTCATCGGGCCAGCAATATAAATTTTCATTGAGTACTCTATTTCGGTGCGGTACAGCCCGCTTCAAGCGCGGCAATGTAACCGGTCAGTTTTCCCATATCGTCATCAGCGATAACGAAATGCCCATCGACGTGAACCACATCAATCGCCGGTTTTTCCGCTGCGCACGGAGCCGGATTCAGTATTGGTGCCATCGGGGTTGATTTCGCGCACCCGGCCAAAGCGACGCAGATAATCAGCCGGGTTGTTACGCGCATAATCAATCCGAGCCTGTCGCTCCGTTTCATTTCGGGCTTTTACTGCCTGGCCGATCATCTCCAGGATAATCGCCAGCGCTCTCAATGCGGCTTCCACGCAGCTCTCCATTGTTTTTGGCTGTCTCCACCATCACACGATAATCATCATCTGATGGGCCGTTGGCTTTCCCGGCATCCCGCGCTACTTTGCTGATCGCATCGGCGTTCCGGGCGTGGGCATAGTTCGCGGCAACAAGGTCGAGAATTTTCATGACCACGGTGGGGATTCTTTTGGTCACTGATGGGGGAAGTACGGCACGCAGCTGCGCCACCGCATACAGCACGATAAATACGGCAGTTACGCCGCTGGCCCAGCCGGCTGGCAGGGCGCTCAGAATTGAATCCAGATCCAGACCGAGACTTTCATTAGCCATCGCCGGGGGCGCTGCCATCACGAGAAGGGCGAAGGCAGCATTCATCAACAACCAGGCTTTAGCCATACGTTTTAAACTGTTCATAATCACTCCTCGCGCCTCACTGCGTGAATAGCGCATCAACGCCAGCGCGCTGGCATTTATCGATGTAATCCTGCGGCGTGCCTTTGCCTGCCGAGGTGTTGTAATACTTTTTCCAGTAAGCGGCGCGAGCCTCGCGGGTCGCCGGAATCGACTCAGGGACCGTCAAATAGCGCAAGCGGCAAAACAGCATCGCCATGAGCGGCGATGTTCTCAGCTCCTGGTAAACCGTCCGGCCCAGGTCGATACCAAACTGATTCAGCAGAACGGCGGCGTAACGGCTGTTTTTGTACTTATCGCGAAGCCATTCAAAGGTACCGAGATCAACCTGGGTTAATCCGGTTCCGGCGCTGGTCGGCGTAGGGTCTTTGTAATCGCCCAGCAATGTCTCGGCTGCAGCCGTTTCGACACACAGCAGAACCGCCGCATTGGCTTTACCATTCCCGATAACATCGCAAACCGCTTCGGCGTAAAGGCGCGCGTCTTGCTTGCTCACCAGTCCATAATTCATCGTTCTTTTCTCCCGCCGAAAATTCGGCTGATTGTTCGTTTTGCAAAGCCGGTGATTTCGTTGACGGTGTGTGGCCATGCCACAGCCGATAAACCGGCGAGAGTTATTACTTTCAAAATTGAAATGTTGCCCATGAGGCCATAAGCCCAAAGGATGATGGCGACAATGACGCCTCTCAGAACGTCACCAATGAGGCGACGCGGGTTGATGGGGTTCTCAGAAAGCAGGGCGCTTGAAACCACTCCAGCGGCCAGCATGAGCAAGACCAGCCAGAGATCAGGATTTCCATATTCGATAGCTGTGTTCATGACTCCGCCACCCGCGTGGCGGGTAATAAAAAGCCCCGCACTTAGGCGGGGCTGTCGATTATTGTTTTTCTATCTCGGAGACCGTCTGTAAAAATCGCTCCTCTTCCAGCTCTACGCCGATGGCCTCGCGCCCTAACTGCAGCGCGGCCTTAATCGTTGCACCCGACCCCATGAAAAAGTCGGCGATAACATCGCCAGGGCGCGTACAAGCCGAAATGATGTCGAGCATCATCTGCAGCGGTTTTTCGCAAGGGTGTTTGCCCGGATAGTACGGAACCGGTGGATACGTCCACACGTTGGTGTGCGGGACGTCTTTTGTCACACGGAATGGTCGCCGCAGGTTCTCATACTGCTGACGCAGCTCGGAATACTGAACAACCAGTTCGGAATATTGCGCCGCTAACACGCCGTATTCCTCCTGCAGCGCCGTATGCGGCTCGGCAAGTCCTGTTGTTCCTAACTCTGCGGCCTTTCTGTTAAACAGCGCCTGCAGCGCCAGGTACTGCCGTTCATTGGGTAGCTGCCATTGGCTGGTGCTGAACCAGTGGCTACACATCTTCGTGCCGGTTGCCTCGTTGATTTCAGCAGCGGAAATACCAAGCCGCTGGCGAGCATCGCGGAAATAGTTGATAAGCGGTTCGAAAACTTCACCCTTCAACTTCTGACACTTTGTCGCGTATCCAGTCTGGCCTTTTGCAAACCCTTCTGCGCCGTAATGCTCCGCGAAGAAAATATGCTCGCTGGCCGGGAAATAAGAACGGAAGCTTTCTTTTCGAGCGCCATTCCAGCGCCCGCTGGGTTTAGCCCAGACGATATGGTTCAGCACGTTGAAACGTTCACGCAACAACAGCTCAGTGTCCGACGATAATTTCGGGCCACAGAACACATATAACGAACCGGCTGGTTTAAGCACGCGCCAGAACTCGGCGAAGAACTCATCCAGCCAGGCTAAATAATCCGTTACGGTGGGCCATTGGTTGTCCCAGGAATTCGCCTTTACGCGGTAATACGGCGGGTCGGTGATAATGGCGTCTAAGCTGTTGTCCGGCAGGGTTTTGATATATTCCAGTGAATCTGCATGCACAAGTTGAGCACTGTTTATTTTTACAGTGTTTTTCATGGTCTTTCGGGGCCTTTTTTGATAGGCTCTTTTTGCTGTTGCGCAATCAGCAATGGGCCTTGATTTCACCCTGTCAGGTGGCATGGGTCGAAAGCTGCAGCATGGTGGCACATGCTGCAGCGCCCATTTCCAAGGCATAAAAAAACCGCCTTAGCGGCGGTTGTGAGGGCGTTGGTTATAAAATTCCCAACTTAGAAAAAAGATACCTAAAAAAGCCTGATTTGCCAACCTTTTTAAAATTCTTTCTGTGCGACCGTGGTCGCACAGTTTTCAGAAGTTGCCGTTTTTATATTCCGGGGTCAGTGAGTACCGCCCAAAAGCGCCCCGCTGTGCTACCCCCATACAAAGCATCTGCTCGATAATAAACTCAACCGCTGGCAGGCTAACGTTGCAGGCGTCGCTTAATTCCTGCGGGGTAATGCGGGGATGCCCCCGCATTACCCACTCAACGCTCAAGGCCGCTTCGGTCATTGTCTCGCGGATCTCTTTAACGTTCATCCTCTCTCCTTAGTCTTCGAACTGGTAATCAACATCGGCCATAAAGCGGTTCAGATCGGCCAGTGTTGGTTCCATTGTTCCAACCAGTCGGCCTGCCAGTCTGTCTGTAATGTTCTCACTGTTGAAGCTGTACTCACGCTGGAAACGCTTCACTTTCTGCCAGACTTCATACAGCGCGTTAGCAATTTCAGCCGCGTCCTGTCTCATTTTTTCGTTGCCTTGATAGTTCATAATATCCTCCAAATTCATCTAGTTACCGGGTTATTCCCCGTCTCAACGACACGAACTGTAACTCTGGCAACATGAGACATCCAGTCTTATTTTTCACTTTTTAGTGAAATTTCTCTATTGTGTGAAAATTAATTTATTGATATATTTAAACACATAGGGAGGATATACTATGTTTAACGTGATAACCCACCCGGCAGCGCTGGAAGAGTTACAGGAACTACCGGACGAGTTACGAGGTCGCATGACCCGACTGATTGAAAGATTGGAAAGTGAAGGAAAACTAAAAATGCCTCATAGCCGCGTAATTGGCGCCGGGCTTTTTGAGTTAAGGGTTGGAGACAAAAACATAGCAAGAACGTTATACGCTTACGCAGTCGGCCACGAAATCTACCTACTGCATGCGTTTGTTAAGAAGACACAAAAAACCCCGGCAGGGGCCATAGAGATAGCGAGAAAGCGCCTGAAGGAGATGAGCTAATGAAAGTAAAAGGCATCCCATTTAACCAGGTCAAAGAAAGTCTGCTCAACACCCCGGAGGCAATCCGGGGTTACCAGGAAGCAGATAAAGAGCTGGCACTGGTCGAAATGCTGTACGAGATGCGTGAAAAGGCTGGGTTAAGCAAATCTGCCCTGGCGGAGCGGATGGGGATCACGCCATCTGCTATTAGCCGCCTCGAGGGGAACCCGTTGGGGGCCAGCATGAAGACACTGAGCAAATACGCGCAAGCGTGCGGCGCTGAAATTAACATCCAGGCCGTATACTGAACGTAAAAAGGTGAGGGAGACCTCACCTTTTTCAATTCGGCTGGCTAGTGGCTTCTTCCTTCAACCTTGTTGAGATCCCGGCATCGCTGCAACATCCGACGTGACATACAAATGAGGCGCATAGTTTGAGCCACATGCAAACTGGCCTCCGGGGATGCCATCGCCACCGATACCATATCTAATACGGCATCGATATCACTCAGCTCAGCGTCCAGCCTTTCACAATTTGAGAGGACCGTATCTTCCATCACATAGCCTACCCGTTATTCGTCTTACAAAATATTAATATACTGTATAAAAACACAGTCGTTTTGGCAAATGCTAAAACGTCATTTCCTGTCAAGGTGCTCATCAAATTTGCAGATTTGTCCGATACTTATGCGCGCGGCCTATGCCTCTTTCCCTTTTTTCAAGGGTCCCGTTCCTTACTGCAACGTCCAACATTTGCCGAATAGTCCGGGCATTCAAGCCCACGTCAAAGACCAGCATCGATGCGAAGACAAAGCCGTCGCCACCACTGGCCAGACTACTTTGCGTTCGTTGCCGGAGTTTCTCCAAAAGCAATTCCGATTTATCCATTTTTAAGCCTCCGTGACCAGTCACGCCTTAATGGCCAGCTTTAGTCTGGCTGTCGTCAGTAAGCATGAATTTTCGCCGTCGAAGATGCATTCAGACACCGGCAGCGCCTGGCCACATCGCTGGCATGTGTTCGCCAGGCTCTTCTGAAGCTCTTTGTAATTCTTTCGGATCAACAGGCCGATTACTTCATTTTCTGAATACGGCGTTCTGCCTGGGCGACGCTGGATGCAAATTTCGCCCAGCATGCGCAATTCCTCCGGCTCAAGTACCCAATCGCGTCTGGTTGTGCCGGACTGCTTTAAACGTTCACGGCGCTGCCGTTGCCGTTCTGCAGGGGTTTTAGCCACGGTCCACCTCCTGCGGGGCGGCTGCGAGCATGGCGGTGCGGCAGGTTTTCTCCGCCCACTCCAGATACTTCTCTTTCACCCCTTCATCCAGTCCGCCGCAATCGACGAGGTTATCAACCAGTTCGCGAGCCAGTTTTTTGAAATCCGGCACTACCGGCTTGACTAACTTCAATTCCAGCTGGTGTTTTATGTCCTGCAGCTGCTCGATGTAAGTGGCCTGGCCGGCGTTTGCGCGCAGCGCCGTCTCCAGCGAATCAACCAGGACATCCAAATCATCAAGTGCCACGAACAGGACATCGTAGCCAAGCTCTCTTGCTGAGGACGTGCGGCGCTTAATGCTGTTAATCAGTCGGGTGATATCTGTCATGCAAGCCACCACTCAAGCAAGTTAAGAAGGCCGTACCCAAAGCCAAACAACGCCACTGATAAAACCAAATCTGCGACAACGTTCAGCACCTGTAGCGTTTTCAGGCTGTAGTTGAATAGTTCAGAGTTCATGCGACCTCCGGCTGGCAAACCTGTTTCAGCACGCCGAGGATCATCAGGCAATCGGCAAGCGCGCGATGGGCGCCAGCGGTTGAAATGCCGTGGCGCGCAGCTGCTGTAGCCAGGCTCTGCCTTTTGAAGTTTTTGCGCTTCTCGTCGAACTCCCCATACCACTGGTCATAAACCGCTTTGGCGTCAATGTGGCGCGTCTCAATGGCCATGATGATGGAGGTGATGAGGTGAGGCTTTAGGTCATCAAAAAATCCGGTCTGCAGGCAGGTCTGCACCATCAGGCGGGCATCAAAACTGGAGTTCCATGCCAGCCATTTATGCTTACGAATAATTTTCAGCGCAGCCGGGAAAACCTCGCGCCATGCTGGCGCATCAGCGACCATTTCGTTGGTGATGTTATTAATTTTGGTAACTTCTGGCGGAATAGGGCGGCTCGGCTTCACCAGGGTGTTTAACAGAATCTCACCACGCATATTAATTATCGTGATCTCGATAATTTCATCAGAAGCCATAAGCCCGGTGGTCTCAGTATCGATGATGACATGATCGCTGTTCAGCCAATTTGCCATAATCATTTTAAAAATTGATTGATGGTAGGTAAGCATTTTATTCCCATATTTTTTGTTGAAAAGTTCTGGATGGCGTTGGGACTTTTCTGGACTCAGGGAGATAAACAAAAACGTAATACGTCCCGTCTAAATCATCCGAGCGCGTGATTAAAGTCTCTCGACCTTTATTTCGATAAACGTTAGAAATTCGCACCGCATCATCGTATGACATGGGGCCTTGTTTAAATGGAGTTCGCATCATTACCCTATGCGACCGCGGTCGCACCCTCTTTTATTTCCAGATAACGTTTCAGCCACATATCTTCGATGTGTTTATTACCAGGCTGATTTGACAGGTACCATTCAGTGATAACCGATTGCCGGTTCGTATCAGGATGAGTCCGGTAATCGCAGGTTGGGCACCAGATAATGTACTCTTTACGGTTTGCGGCATACCTCAGTTCGGGTTTACCGGGCTTCCTGTGCATAATCTGCTGGCACAGGCACGTTGGCACTTCCTGTACAATGGCGGTTGATGATTTCACTGCGCTTCTCCGCTGCGTTAAATAACGCGATGCTATTCAGATGCAGGCATCGTGATTTCATTAATAGCCAGCGTTTTTTATAATCCTTACGCCAGCTATCGACGGTGATATTAAGCAAAAGACTTATATGCTCATCCTCACGCAGCGGGTCCACATCCTCTCCGCGTAATATTGAAGCCTTAACCTGCTGGATGGCGTAATAAGTTAAATTGCGCATCTTTTTCTTTGTCGCCTCTTTCATTTTTTTGAAATCAGGCTTTGAATGAGCGACAAGAAAATCCAGCCATAGCCACTGGCATATAACTTCATCATTTTCAAAATTGGGCTTACAGCCATAGCAATAATGCAGCCAGGCAATTTCCTCACGATTTAACTGCTCAATAGCTCTGCGCCAACTAGCCGTCTGAAAATCAAGTTCAGTCAGCAGCATTGAGGATTGCTTAAACGTTTTCCCAACATGGTAACGAACCTGCTCAGCCGCGACCGAGATCTCGTATTTATTATTCTCGCCCATTTGAATGACCCGGGTTGGCTTATCAGTAAACCTGCCGGAGTTGGCAAGACGTAACTGCTCAAGCTGAACTTCTAAAATTCCGCGCTGGAGGTAATGCAGATCTGAAAGGGCCGTGGCCACACAAGCGCGGATTCGTTCAAGTTCCATCACTACCGTCCTTGCTAACCCGCTTAACGGTGAAATCGCTCTTCAGTTTGTATGCCGTGCGGACCTCAATATCGCTCTGGCGTAACGGTGGAATCTCCCCAGCCGCAAGCCATTGATAGACCGCGCCAGGTGTTACACCTACGCCTGCAGCTGCTTTTTCGACGTCGCCAAAGTGGCGGATAAGTTCTTCTGGCTTCATAAAATTATTATATGCCATAACCATAAATTAAAGCTAGGTATAATTCATAAATTTTATAGCCAGCTATAAAGAGATCGTTTATGATTGATCGTATGAAAACACGAGGCGAACGACTGAAAGCACGCCGTTTAGAATTGAAGATGACACTGAAGCAAGTCGCGCAAAGTGTCGGTATCTCTCTTCCTGGCGTCCAAAACTTAGAACGTGGCGACGTAATGCCGTCGCTGGAGATCGGGCTTGCCCTGGCGAAATGCCTGCGCAAACCTGTGCAATGGATACTTTTTGGTACTGAATCTGATCCTGACCGCGTTCCTGTTATTGGCACAACAGAGAGTGGTCCGGATAGCGACTGGCAGCCAGGAGAACCTGCCAACACAGAACGATTCCTGCCATTTGTTAGCCAACGGGAAACCGTTTATGCGCTCACTGTCGGGAACCAGGTTCAGCACAACTATCAACCGGGTGACGTCGTCCTGGTTGACTCAGCTCTCACGCCAGTTCCGGGTGAGGATGTGTTAGTTTGTGATAAAGACGGGAAAATCTCGATACAGCGGTTAGCGCGCTTCGACGATGAGCGCTACTACTTAGATGGCGCTAACTCTCAACGAGTTATCCATGAGAAAAGTGATCTTCAATTTGTGCACCAAATAGTCGGTACGATCAAATCGTTCATGATAGAGGGTAGATGACAGAATAACAGGGTTTATTGCTGCCTATAAATCTGGTTTAATGCGAGCTATAATGTATCGCGGTTGAATCGGACTGCAGCAGCCGAAAAAAGACGAAAAAAAACCCGAGTCGGCAAACTCGGGCCTTTTTTCAGGAGCAGCCCCACGACAAACGCAGCACAGTCCCTACGAAGATTTGTGCGTTTATTGTGGCTGCTCCTGCGGATTTTTTCAACCCGAAAAAACATAAATTCGCATGGAAAGGCTAAAAATGACCTTACAAGAATTCTATGCGGCTCGCTTCGGTAGCGATCCGTATTCATTGCTTGAAGCAGCGCGGGATGAGCTGTCAGAGCTGGCCACAATGGCTGGCATTAACTGGACAGCATGCGCTGATAACATTCAGTTGAACCCGCGCGGCGGGGAAGAACGTTATTCAAAATATAACGGTGGCGCCCCCGAGGCTCTGGAAAAGAGCCTCAAAGGGCGTGTGGAAATCTACTCCCGCAAGGAACAACACAAAAGCGGCATCAGCTACCCATTCGTCAACTTTGTCCAGAAAGGGCATGACGAAGGTTCCTGGAGCGGCTTCTCCTTCCTGTTCGCCGAATACCGCCGTGAACAACAAAGAAATCATGCGACCGTGGTCGCACAACCTGCTGAAGAACTGGCGCGTATTGAACGCCAGGCAGAAGCCCGCAAGCGCCGCGCCGAACAGCAACGGATAAATGAACTTAAAAACAATCAGTTAGAGCAGGAACGATTGCTCGGATGGTTGGCGTTCCACAGTGCATGGGAACATGCGCCAGCTGAGGACGGGTCGTGGCCTTACGCAGTGAAAAAAGGCATTCGTGACGTATTCAGCGCTTGCGATATTCGTCGCGTGACCAGTCACGACAACGCAAAATGGAGCCGTGGACCGACTACATACATGGCGATTCCGCTGGCCCACCTGGACGGACGCAAAGACGGACAAATTGTCGGCTGGCAGCGTATCGACCAGCGCGGCGGTAAATTCCAGACCAGCGCGATCACCAGTGGTGATTTCGTCGGGGCGTGCTTTGTTATCGGCAACCTGAACGGTGCGCAAAATATTGCAGTGGTGGAAGGTTTCGCCACCGGCGCGTCCGTATGGCTAGCTACCCGTAAGGACCCGAAAAAAAGCTTTGATGCTGTCGTGGTCGCTGTGGCCGCAAACAACATGATCCATGTTGTTGAGCAGCTGGTGAACATGTACCCGGCAGCAAAAATTACCTGCGCCCTGGATAACGACCGCAAATCATCGGCTGAAGGTAAAGGCAACACCGGCTTACGTACCGGCTTCGACATTCTCGCAAAATTTAGCGGTATCAAATGCGTTTATCCCACCTTTGAAGACGATCCCCAGCTGGAGTGCAGCGACTTCAACGACCTGCACAGATTACGTGGACTCCGCGAGACCTGTCGCCAGCTATTCGCCAAAGGGAACCGCCTGAGTAACAGCACTGATTTGCTGTCCCTGACGCTAAACAAGCTGAAAACGGCTAAACGTGACAACCGCAGGACGTTTGCTAAAGAACTGCTAAACGCGGTGGATATTGGCATGCTGACCTGCCCGGTACCGAATAGCCCGGCGGATCTGTTTAACATGTTCTGCATAGTGCTGCGTGATATGGGACTGGAAAGCGTCTATCGCGCCACGGTTAAAGACCACATCGCACGCCGCCTGAACCGCAAATGCCGTACTGCCCAGGCTCCCCGTTCCTTTAGCGAGCGGATCACCGACCCGAACAAGCGTCCCCAGCACATCACGTATAAACGCTTTGAAACATCCGTGATGACGGATGAAATTCTGCAATACGTGCAGCAGCTGCAGGGCATCGTTATTGTTCGCGCCGGTATGGGATCGGGTAAGTCGACAGGCCTGCTGCGCCCATTGATGCATAACGCTGATCGCGGCGTTTCCGTTGCGCACCGCGTAAGCCTCATCGGTGGCCTGTGGGAAATGATGACAGAGCAGAAAGGGACCAAGGCCGATATTCTGCATTACCAGGACCCCGGCTATCAGGAAATGGCGCCATACGCGAATAAGCTGACCATTTGCATCAACTCCATCGTCAAAGGCTGCTGGCAGCCGCTGATGCGCCAGCATGACTATTTCGGCTTTGATGAGGCAACGCAGGGACTTCGCGCCATCCTTTCTGGCCGCGCAATGGAGAACCCGGTCGCCGTTTTCAATACGCTGATCGACGCGCTGGCCAGAACTGAATTGCACCCCATCATGGTAGACGCAGATGCTAACGATCTGCTGGTCGACCTGGCAGAACTGGCGATGAAGCGCCGCGAAGAAATGGGCCTGCCGGCATGGTTACAGATTCACGTCATCGAGCTGCCGGTCGACGTTCGCAACCGCGAAACGGGCGAACCTATCCGCGTATTCTACACCGAGAAAGATCGCATCATGACCGAGGTGATTAAAGCGGTGGAACTCGGTGAAAAAATCATGCTGGCGACCGATAGCTCAACGTTTGCCGAAGACGTTACCGCCACGCTGCGCCAGCGCTACCCGGAGAAAAAATTCCTCTGCGTAAACCAGAAGAGCAAGCCGGAACCCGAGGTTGAAGAATTCACCAATAAACCGAAGAAGATGGTGAAGAAGTACGACGGCCTGATTTACAGCCCGTCGATATCCTCCGGCGTCTCCATCGAGCAAAAGCATTTCGACCGCCATTTCGGCATGTTCTGCGGCGAAGTGGTCCCCAGCGATGCGATCCAGATGCTGCGCCGCGACCGCACAGCCAAAGAGTTCATCATCGGTTTTGACAAGGTTCGCGCACGACGCGAAACCGATCCGCAAAAAATTGAGCGTGCGTTTGTCCAGGCATTGCTGGCCACTGCCGGCATGAACGGCGAACTAACCGACGTTGTTTTCGACGGCGACCGCATTTCTATGGGTGTGGCCAACACCGATTTTACCCGGATGAAAATCAAGGCAGCAGCGATTGAGGCCTCCGCGCGTAATGACTACGCCAGCAATATGATCTGCATAATGCACAGCGACGGCTACAAGGTTGCCCCCCTGGCATCCGACGAGCTGGCGAACTGCGTCGGCAAGGAGCTGCGCAAGGAAGCCCGCGAAATTGTCTGGGAACAAACGCTGGATCTCCACCTGAATATCGAAACGCCGAACGAATCTGAACGGGAAGCCATTCTGAAGAAACGCGCCCTGACCCTGGAAGAGCAGGCGAAGCTGGTCCGCTGGGACATCGAGCATGAGCTGAAACTGCCGGTCAACGAGGACAACCTGAAATTCTACTTCGACGGCGCCCGCGATAAGGTTCGCCGTTATGAAACCATGCTGCTCGATGAGATCACCGCGCGGCGTTTCGACCGCGAGGAATCCGCGATCAACTTCACCTACGCTTTCAGGCAGGCGGGCCAATGGCAATACTTTACCGCCACCGCGATGACCCGCGAGCAGGCTGATGAAGCATTCCAGGCGAAACACCCTGGCATCACCGAGTACAAAGTCAAATCGACACCCGCGGTCGAGGTCGGTATGCGCGGCTTCTACGGCCTCAAATCTACGGTGCTACGCCAGTACTTCATTGACTGCGGCATCGACCCGGAAACCATGACCGGAGAAGCCACCCAGGCGCGCCTGGCATACGCCAGGGATAAACTCATGACCGCCGAACGGCGAGACCTGTTAAACAACGTCCTGCGCATTGGTGGCTTTATGACGCCCAAAGGAAAGCCGAAGGTCCCCGAGGCACTGTTTAAAACCATCTGCGAGTCGCTCGGCCTGAAAACCGACAAGCGCCGCGCCAGGGACGGAGACAAGCGCCCGACCATACGGTTTGTGGATCAGCAGTCGGCGGCGTTCATGATGGAAATTCTGGAGAACCGTAAAGACGACGGCCTGTCTCTGCAGTTGCGTAAAGCCGAGAAAGCCACCACCGAAGTGGATCACGGTTTAGATCTCAATATATATATGGATCATAAAACGCGATCCACAAACGGGCAGGATTTGGACGCCCCTCATTCAGTAATAACTGAGGCGCTGGCCGAACTGCCGGTGCCGGTGCCGGAGGCCTGGGCGATGACCGCGCTGTCTGATGATGAGCTGGCCACAATGACCTCCTGGTCGCCAGCCAGCATAGCTATGACCTTCGCGTCCCTGTACCTCACAGAGTTCATGGACCGCCTCTCCAGCAACGAACTGCGCCGGCTGCGTGAATACATCACCGGCACGGTTACGGGCGGCTACGACGCGCAGGAGGCGTTCTATGGCTAACTTGGTGCTGTTACTCATCGTCGCCCTGTGTCTACTGCAGCAGTGGGTTGCCTATCGAACCTGGCGCGCTTTCCGGGAAAGCAGGTTGGTACGCCGCGTCCTGTTTAAGGGAGAGGCTTTCGCTCACCGCTACCGTATGTGGCAGCGGGTATATCGGGAAATACTGATGACCGGAGGGAGGAAAGATGTCGACTACTGAATTTTTGAAAACGCTGGATTATGACCAGCTGCAGTTCTGCCGGGATAAGTGCGACGAAATGCTGCGCGCTATCCAGGAAGAACAAAAGAAGGTCGCCTGGGCGGTAACTGATGGTTCGTTCAACTATGGCTGGTACCGAACTGAGGACTACCTGAAAGCGGTTGAATGTTTGGCGCGCGAAGCAGAGAACCGCTGGAAAGAAGAGACGGAAGAAGACAAAAGCAATCCGCAAACACGCAATTGGTTGAATTTTTCTATCAGGGGGCAGCGGCTGCCGGCGTCTGAGTACGAGGCGTTATTTGCCGATGGCCAGTGGGGGTGATAGTAGGGCCGGTTAGCTTGTCGGTATTGAGAACCTTTATCATTTCCTATTTGTCGGTTATGATTACGTATCATTAACATGATAATGGTGGGATATAATATGGAAGGGAAGGGGCTGTTCAAATATTCATTAATTTCATTGCTATTAGGGATAACCCCAATAATAATAATATTTTTTATTCATTTCAGCAATGAAAGCTCACACATCATTTCATACCTTTTTGATATTGCAAATGGATATCAAAGAGATTTTTCAGAACAATATTTAGCCGTGAGCACTATAGCTTCTGCATATACTAAAACCGCACCATTTTTCGTCATATTAATGTATATAATTTGCTGGAACAAGTTTGATATAAAAACCATCAAACTCGATTTGAAGCGATGGCTTAAACTTCTGCCTGGTGTACTCCTTTTAACGGCAGGAGCATACTATTTAACATATGTAGGTGTGGAAAATATGTCTGATAGTATGTATCGCATTAAAAGAATTATTGCTGACAATGAGTACTTTCTATTAATTTACTACATTCTTTTATTTCTGACTAATTATTTTTTTATTTGGTTACTTTTGATTTATTTATATCTTTTAAAAGGTCTGCCTTTTTTTCAAAAGCGGAGATAACCTCCGCTTTACACTAAACATAAGTGTTATTTAAATAAGCCAAGCACTGCATTATTCAGTGCTTTGGCCTTATCAGCATCGATATAAGATGTGAGAATAGAGATGCCAATGACGGACACAACAGTAAGCGCAGAGACAGCTACAGCTGGAAGTGACAAAGCGACTGCGACTGTGCTAATCATGGCAGTAGTAATCCCTAACGCTACGGCGCCAGCAACACCACTGAGGTACATAGCTTCAACCTCAAACGCCAGCTTTTGCCAGTCCCCTGTGGTAACACCAGTAACAACACCGTCTCTGATTTTCTCGGCTTTAAGAAGTCGATCACCCCAAGTAAAGGCTTTCTCTAACCCTTTGAATCGGTCAGCTAGTGCTGACAAATCCATTTGTTTGAGGGCATTAGAAACGACTGTTTTATCCGCCTGACTTAACTTCATCTTTGGATTGTTAGCTAGTTCATTAATAGATGCCATAGCATCATTAAAACTGCGGAGTTTCTTACCCTGGAAGTTTTTTATATTGTCAGCAGCTTCTTTCGCCAGAGTGTTGTATTTATCACCTAATTTCCCGCTAAGAGTTTTACCAGAGTCAGTAATAATTCCCGATGTAGTATCGATTACCGATGCCTGACTTTCGTTGAGAAGGTAAAGTTTAACAACGGCAATAGCCTGATCCTTCATGCTATGCTCAGGTTTATTTGCGCCGCCATCGACATAAGCTGTAGTAAAAGAGTCTTTTTTACGGTTATACAGGACATTGTATTTTTCTTTTCCGAAGCTAACCGAATAAGTATCTACATCACCTGAGCTATAAGATTTCCCAACTACAGGGCTACCTAAAGAACCTGTACCGCTTGTTTTCCAGTTCTGAATATTAGCCTTGAACTTTCCTGGTTTATCTCTGTTAGCTCTGATAATTGATTCAGCATCTTTATCACTGCCCCAAGGTGCTCCAATATAATCTGGGTTAAGCGGATTGCAAAGATAAAGCTGAATTAAAACACGGTCATTCAACTTCAACATACTAGTTGCGCCTTCATAGCTAGTACCACCGTATTTACCAGAATAGCCAGCACCACCGTTGTTACCATTGCCACCACCCCAGCTAACATTACAGCTGTTATTACCACCACCTACGACAGTCAATGTTTCTTCAGGCATGTTAATCTCCTTGTGAGTTTTAAATTAGCTGTATAAATATACAGCTACTCAAAGGTAGCCCTAACCCTCCGGCAAGTCAAGCCAACAATAATATTAAATTATATTTAACTTTAAAAAATGAGGTTCTTAACGATGATGAGAAAAGTATTCTTATGGTGTATAAATACCTTTTCTTTCCAGTAGTTAGCATTCATAAGGAGCATTTTATATGGAACGCAGAAATGAAAATGAAGGTACCCGTTTGGTCTGGTCAGTAGTAACCGGGGAAAAGACCGGAGGCGAGGAGCCTCATTTTGATTATCCTACCGCCCTGCAGGCGCTTATCCTCGAGGCGCAGAGTTACTTGCAGGAGATGCAGAAAAACCCTCAATTGGAGCCGCGTCCAATTGGTCTTTTTTGTGAAAAAGTACCAGATGAGGAATTTTTAGGTCTTTGACGGCTCCTATCATACTAACTGATCAGGTTCTGATCAGTTAGTAAAGCGAACTATAAAAACCCCTGTCGCCGTGACTGGTCACAGGGTAAAATCTCCATGTAATTTATTGACGTGCGTTGCGATTTGGCGGTAAAGTTAGCCCGCTGCAGCAAAATCTGCAGCCGGGCATCTCAACCCCGAATACCCCAATGGCGACACACACGCGCCTGCGTGTTTTTTTGTGTCTTCTGCTTACGCACACCTGAATTATGGTGGCTCAGGCGGGGCCGACTACGGTCGGGCCGATGTCCATTGGGATCGGTGTTGAGAACCCCGTCTGGGCTACCACCCTTATAGAGATTCTCAACTCTGGTGGTAGTACTCATTTCCCAATGGAGTGCATACCATGTTCAAATTCAAGTTCGCGGCGATCTGCCGTACCGATAAAAAATCCCATATTCATCATCTGTCCACCATCGCCTCATCCGAGCGTGAAGCCCGTCGCCAGTTCGCCAGCCGTTTTGTTCTCGTTCTGTCAGCCCGTATCCGAGTTAGCGGGGTAGCCGCATGAATCAGGTGCAGCTAAACACCCAGGGCCTGCTTGAGTCGATTGAGGAGCGCTTGGCACAGATAGAAGCGCTGGTTTCCTCTGCCCATCGGACGATTTCCAGTTACGAGGCCTCACTGTATATGCAGGAGGCGGCAGAATTACTCCAGATCGCCCGAGAGTTGGTACAAGAGGCCAGGAATTGCTCCTCCTCTCTGTCAGCGCAGCTGACCGCCAGGGAGGACAAATGAACGCACTATCTGTTTTCTCATTTCAGGAAAACCACCCCGTTCGGGTGGTTCTGGTTAATGGCGAACCGTGGTTTGTGGCCAACGATATTTGCCTTGCTTTAAATATCCAGAATGTCACGCAAGCCATTTCCCGCTTAGATGATGATGAACGATCTATGTTTAACATAGGCCGTCAAGGTGACGCTAACATCGTCTCGGAATCTGGTTTGTATACGCTCATCCTCCGCTGCCGCGATGCGGTGAAGCAGGGAACGACGGCTTGGCGTTTCCGCAAGTGGGTCACCAACGAGGTTCTACCAGCAATTCGGAAAAGCGGTGAATACAACTACGTTGAGCCAATGCCAAAAAGCGCCGGTGAACCGTTGGACTGGCGGCAACTGGAAGAGTTGCGAGGACTGGTAAACGATATAGCCCAAAGTTTTCGGTACCATAACGCGTGGAAAAGTGGTGTCTGGCTGGCACTGCGTCGAGCCTGCAGGACTCCATCACCTGACAAGATTACGGTCGATGATCTCCCGGCTATAGCTGCTGAGTTGCGCCGGATATTAACGGCTGCAGAGGCAGCGCTGGATAATATGCGGGCTTATGAGAGGGCGTTTCTGCGTGAGGTTGTTCGCGGTGGGCGCCGAAGTATGACGCGTGGGGAATTATCAATCATGGATATAGGTACGGAAATGGAGAAGGTGTTGCCAGCACATTTCGAGCTGGCCATCAATAAACTGGAGGCGTTATCCGCAAAATTAGAGGCTCCAGCCGTCTCTTCCTGATTTTGTAGGGCTGGATACTGGAAAGGCCACAGGCGATAACCTGTGGCCTTTTTGTTATTCGAAGTAGGCATGCCAGGCGAATTGCATTGCCTCTATCCGATTGCCGGCGGCACCGGACCATGCATAATGACGGCCATCGAACTCAAACTCCACCTTGAAGGTGCCATCACCATTATCCCTCGGCGCTTTAAAGTTTGGCTTCGCAGGATGCTTCTCTGCCTTCTCAGCCTCTTCGTCGTCTTCCGGTTCCTCCGGTTCCTCCGGCTCTACGGCTTCACTTTCATCTACCTCGATCTCATCGTCGTCCAGCGTTTCATCGTCTTGGGTTTCGTCATCGAGATCGGCGTCACCCATTGGTTCAAGAACTTCCTCATCAGGCAGGATTATCGCTGGAGCCTCATCCTTCAGCTGCCATTGGCCATTTTCTCCGACGAACTGACCCAAGGCATCCGCAGCAAATTCCAGATAGCGAGGTATCAGCCTGGTACTGAAATTAAACGGTCGCAGGGTGCTGTTGGTAATTTTTATTGATGGGTCCTGCTCCACCAGCTGCTTCACGGTCTCATGAATACGAACCCCTGCGTCGCCCCTGGCGAAATCTGGCATCATGCTATCCAGCTTTTGTAGCGCTGCCAGCCGGGTATTTTCCTCGCCAACATGTGGGCGCCAGGTTCTGGAGAAGTTTGCCAATTTAAACTGCTTATAGTGCAGCTGGGTGTTTTCATCGTCATGACCGAGGATCTCCATGAAGAAAACGTCCTCATCGACATTCTTCCACCGTGGATCAACGCGGAAAAACATTTCATAGGCAATGCGGGCGTAAATAGCGCGGCTATCTTTATAAACGCGGCGGTCATCGCCTAAGAAAGTTTTTACCCACGGATTAAACGCTGTCGCTAGAATAGCGTTAATACGACCATTTTCAGAGCGAGTATCATTTTCCCCGTACCCTTTAACCACTTCATCAAAATCCGCAGCAGCAGGGCAGGAACGAAGTTGGTTAACCAGACTGACAAATAAATCAGCGTCGCAAAGAGTATATATTTTTCTTGACACACCTTTATCTTCTGAGCGTTTTTTAGCTTGCCCTAAGAATGTTACTGTATATTTACCTGCGACGGAAAATTCACCCTGAAGCATGATTTCAATCATTCGTCGACCAGATAGCGCCGCAAGCGCGAACGCTAGAGGGGCCATACCACGACGGGTGGTTAAATCAAAAGAAGATATAGGTTTATTGATTATATCGTAGATAGCCTGCATATAGCGCGGATAGTCAATCACAACCACGTTGCGCTTTTTCTCGCTGAGTATGTTGGCCCAGCGCTGCTGGATGGAGGTTCGCTCTGCAGAGCTAAGCTGCAAGTGATAGAGGACCTCATGGTTTACTTTCAGATTGTTTAAATCTTCCAGAAGCGAAGAGCCTTGCTGGAAGAGTTTATAAAGATAATCTCGCTTACCCTTCCAATCATCACTGCTTAAATCACTAATAGCAAATTGCCATTCTGGATATTTATTGGCAAGTTTGGCTAACTTAGCATCGCTGTTTTTCGCACCGATTTTTATATTTGATAAATCTTCTGCTAATGGCATTATTTCTTTTAGCTTGGCTTGCAGAGCTGACATATTTTGTCGAATTGATGCCGCAGGCATAGAAAGCCATGAGGATAATTCCTCATTGTATAAGGGATACTTCTCGGATAATTTTATTACGTTTTTTTCAAAGTTATGATGTAATTTATCATCAAATCTTTTCCTTGCCCGGCTCATATAGGCATTGAAAGTATTAGCCGAAATCCTTTTTTCTAAGCTTTTCCCGCGAAACTTTCTTTTATCATTAAATAATGCATTCTTATATTTTATAGCAGCGGCTTTAATTTTCTTTGTTTTTTCGCCTTGTGGACGATCTGAGGCGTCGATTGCCTCAACCTCGTTCACAAGCGAATTGATTAGCTCACCAATCTTCACCTTACGCATGGCCTACCTCCTGTTCTCGCCCTTAATCATCATAACACAAACTGAGAAACATCACACAATCAAAGCGCAATCCCACGCCACGATTATCATAACACAATTACAGAAACATAACATAACACCATTACGATTCATACGCAAATCAATGTGCGACTGTGTTACGATAATCAGCACACAATAGCCCATTATACGCGCGTATAATGGGCTATTGTGTGCTGATTATCGTAACACAGTCGCACATTGATTTGCGTATGAATCGTAATGGTGTTATGTTATGTTTCTGTAATTGTGTTATGATAATCGTGGCGTGGGATTGCGCTTTGATTGTGTGATGTTTCTCAGTTTGTGTTATGATGATTAAGGGCGAGAACAGGAGGTAGGCCATGCGTAAGGTGAAGATTGGTGAGCTAATCAATTCGCTTGTGAACGAGGTTGAGGCAATCGACGCCTCAGATCGTCCACAAGGCGAAAAAACAAAGAAAATTAAAGCCGCTGCTATAAAATATAAGAATGCATTATTTAATGATAAAAGAAAGTTTCGCGGGAAAAGCTTAGAAAAAAGGATTTCGGCTAATACTTTCAATGCCTATATGAGCCGGGCAAGGAAAAGATTTGATGATAAATTACATCATAACTTTGAAAAAAACGTAATAAAATTATCCGAGAAGTATCCCTTATACAATGAGGAATTATCCTCATGGCTTTCTATGCCTGCGGCATCAATTCGACAAAATATGTCAGCTCTGCAAGCCAAGCTAAAAGAAATAATGCCATTAGCAGAAGATTTATCAAATATAAAAATCGGTGCGAAAAACAGCGATGCTAAGTTAGCCAAACTTGCCAATAAATATCCAGAATGGCAATTTGCTATTAGTGATTTAAGCAGTGATGATTGGAAGGGTAAGCGAGATTATCTTTATAAACTCTTCCAGCAAGGCTCTTCGCTTCTGGAAGATTTAAACAATCTGAAAGTAAACCATGAGGTCCTCTATCACTTGCAGCTTAGCTCTGCAGAGCGAACCTCCATCCAGCAGCGCTGGGCCAACATACTCAGCGAGAAAAAGCGCAACGTGGTTGTGATTGACTATCCGCGCTATATGCAGGCTATCTACGATATAATCAATAAACCTATATCTTCTTTTGATTTAACCACCCGTCGTGGTATGGCCCCTCTAGCGTTCGCGCTTGCGGCGCTATCTGGTCGACGAATGATTGAAATCATGCTTCAGGGTGAATTTTCCGTCGCAGGTAAATATACAGTAACATTCTTAGGGCAAGCTAAAAAACGCTCAGAAGATAAAGGTGTGTCAAGAAAAATATATACTCTTTGCGACGCTGATTTATTTGTCAGTCTGGTTAACCAACTTCGTTCCTGCCCTGCTGCTGCGGATTTTGATGAAGTGGTTAAAGGGTACGGGGAAAATGATACTCGCTCTGAAAATGGTCGTATTAACGCTATTCTAGCGACAGCGTTTAATCCGTGGGTAAAAACTTTCTTAGGCGATGACCGCCGCGTTTATAAAGATAGCCGCGCTATTTACGCCCGCATTGCCTATGAAATGTTTTTCCGCGTTGATCCACGGTGGAAGAATGTCGATGAGGACGTTTTCTTCATGGAGATCCTCGGTCATGACGATGAAAACACCCAGCTGCACTATAAGCAGTTTAAATTGGCAAACTTCTCCAGAACCTGGCGCCCACATGTTGGCGAGGAAAATACCCGGCTGGCAGCGCTACAAAAGCTGGATAGCATGATGCCAGATTTCGCCAGGGGCGACGCAGGGGTTCGTATTCATGAGACCGTGAAGCAGCTGGTGGAGCAGGACCCATCAATAAAAATTACCAACAGCACCCTGCGACCGTTTAATTTCAGTACCAGGCTGATACCTCGCTATCTGGAATTTGCTGCGGATGCCTTGGGTCAGTTCGTCGGAGAAAATGGCCAATGGCAGCTGAAGGATGAGGCTCCAGCGATAATCCTGCCTGATGAGGAAGTTCTTGAACCAATGGGTGACGCCGATCTCGATGACGAAACCCAAGACGATGAAACGCTGGACGACGATGAGATCGAGGTAGATGAAAGTGAAGCCGTAGAGCCGGAGGAACCGGAGGAACCGGAAGACGACGAAGAGGCTGAGAAGGCAGAGAAGCATCCTGCGAAGCCAAACTTTAAAGCGCCGAGGGATAATGGTGATGGCACCTTCAAGGTGGAGTTTGAGTTCGATGGCCGTCATTATGCATGGTCCGGTGCCGCCGGCAATCGGATAGAGGCAATGCAATTCGCCTGGCATGCCTACTTCGAATAACAAAAAGGCCACAGGTTATCGCCTGTGGCCTTTCCAGTATCCAGCCCTACAAAATCAGGAAGAGACGGCTGGAGCCTCTAATTTTGCGGATAACGCCTCCAGTTTATTGATGGCCAGCTCGAAATGTGCTGGCAACACCTTCTCCATTTCCGTACCTATATCCATGATTGATAATTCCCCACGCGTCATACTTCGGCGCCCACCGCGAACAACCTCACGCAGAAACGCCCTCTCATAAGCCCGCATATTATCCAGCGCTGCCTCTGCAGCCGTTAATATCCGGCGCAACTCAGCAGCTATAGCCGGGAGATCATCGACCGTAATCTTGTCAGGTGATGGAGTCCTGCAGGCTCGACGCAGTGCCAGCCAGACACCACTTTTCCACGCGTTATGGTACCGAAAACTTTGGGCTATATCGTTTACCAGTCCTCGCAACTCTTCCAGTTGCCGCCAGTCCAACGGTTCACCGGCGCTTTTTGGCATTGGCTCAACGTAGTTGTATTCACCGCTTTTCCGAATTGCTGGTAGAACCTCGTTGGTGACCCACTTGCGGAAACGCCAAGCCGTCGTTCCCTGCTTCACCGCATCGCGGCAGCGGAGGATGAGCGTATACAAACCAGATTCCGAGACGATGTTAGCGTCACCTTGACGGCCTATGTTAAACATAGATCGTTCATCATCATCTAAGCGGGAAATGGCTTGCGTGACATTCTGGATATTTAAAGCAAGGCAAATATCGTTGGCCACAAACCACGGTTCGCCATTAACCAGAACCACCCGAACGGGGTGGTTTTCCTGAAATGAGAAAACAGATAGTGCGTTCATTTGTCCTCCCTGGCGGTCAGCTGCGCTGACAGAGAGGAGGAGCAATTCCTGGCCTCTTGTACCAACTCTCGGGCGATCTGGAGTAATTCTGCCGCCTCCTGCATATACAGTGAGGCCTCGTAACTGGAAATCGTCCGATGGGCAGAGGAAACCAGCGCTTCTATCTGTGCCAAGCGCTCCTCAATCGACTCAAGCAGGCCCTGGGTGTTTAGCTGCACCTGATTCATGCGGCTACCCCGCTAACTCGGATACGGGCTGACAGAACGAGAACAAAACGGCTGGCGAACTGGCGACGGGCTTCACGCTCGGATGAGGCGATGGTGGACAGATGATGAATATGGGATTTTTTATCGGTACGGCAGATCGCCGCGAACTTGAATTTGAACATGGTATGCACTCCATTGGGAAATGAGTACTACCACCAGAGTTGAGAATCTCTATAAGGGTGGTAGCCCAGACGGGGTTCTCAACACCGATCCCAATGGACATCGGCCCGACCGTAGTCGGCCCCGCCTGAGCCACCATAATTCAGGTGTGCGTAAGCAGAAGACACAAAAAAACACGCAGGCGCGTGTGTGTCGCCATTGGGGTATTCGGGGTTGAGATGCCCGGCTGCAGATTTTGCTGCAGCGGGCTAACTTTACCGCCAAATCGCAACGCACGTCAATAAATTACATGGAGATTTTACCCTGTGACCAGTCACGGCGACAGGGGTTTTTATAGTTCGCTTTACTAACTGATCAGAACCTGATCAGTTAGTATGATAGGAGCCGTCAAAGACCTAAAAATTCCTCATCTGGTACTTTTTCACAAAAAAGACCAATTGGACGCGGCTCCAATTGAGGGTTTTTCTGCATCTCCTGCAAGTAACTCTGCGCCTCGAGGATAAGCGCCTGCAGGGCGGTAGGATAATCAAAATGAGGCTCCTCGCCTCCGGTCTTTTCCCCGGTTACTACTGACCAGACCAAACGGGTACCTTCATTTTCATTTCTGCGTTCCATATAAAATGCTCCTTATGAATGCTAACTACTGGAAAGAAAAGGTATTTATACACCATAAGAATACTTTTCTCATCATCGTTAAGAACCTCATTTTTTAAAGTTAAATATAATTTAATATTATTGTTGGCTTGACTTGCCGGAGGGTTAGGGCTACCTTTGAGTAGCTGTATATTTATACAGCTAATTTAAAACTCACAAGGAGATTAACATGCCTGAAGAAACATTGACTGTCGTAGGTGGTGGTAATAACAGCTGTAATGTTAGCTGGGGTGGTGGCAATGGTAACAACGGTGGTGCTGGCTATTCTGGTAAATACGGTGGTACTAGCTATGAAGGCGCAACTAGTATGTTGAAGTTGAATGACCGTGTTTTAATTCAGCTTTATCTTTGCAATCCGCTTAACCCAGATTATATTGGAGCACCTTGGGGCAGTGATAAAGATGCTGAATCAATTATCAGAGCTAACAGAGATAAACCAGGAAAGTTCAAGGCTAATATTCAGAACTGGAAAACAAGCGGTACAGGTTCTTTAGGTAGCCCTGTAGTTGGGAAATCTTATAGCTCAGGTGATGTAGATACTTATTCGGTTAGCTTCGGAAAAGAAAAATACAATGTCCTGTATAACCGTAAAAAAGACTCTTTTACTACAGCTTATGTCGATGGCGGCGCAAATAAACCTGAGCATAGCATGAAGGATCAGGCTATTGCCGTTGTTAAACTTTACCTTCTCAACGAAAGTCAGGCATCGGTAATCGATACTACATCGGGAATTATTACTGACTCTGGTAAAACTCTTAGCGGGAAATTAGGTGATAAATACAACACTCTGGCGAAAGAAGCTGCTGACAATATAAAAAACTTCCAGGGTAAGAAACTCCGCAGTTTTAATGATGCTATGGCATCTATTAATGAACTAGCTAACAATCCAAAGATGAAGTTAAGTCAGGCGGATAAAACAGTCGTTTCTAATGCCCTCAAACAAATGGATTTGTCAGCACTAGCTGACCGATTCAAAGGGTTAGAGAAAGCCTTTACTTGGGGTGATCGACTTCTTAAAGCCGAGAAAATCAGAGACGGTGTTGTTACTGGTGTTACCACAGGGGACTGGCAAAAGCTGGCGTTTGAGGTTGAAGCTATGTACCTCAGTGGTGTTGCTGGCGCCGTAGCGTTAGGGATTACTACTGCCATGATTAGCACAGTCGCAGTCGCTTTGTCACTTCCAGCTGTAGCTGTCTCTGCGCTTACTGTTGTGTCCGTCATTGGCATCTCTATTCTCACATCTTATATCGATGCTGATAAGGCCAAAGCACTGAATAATGCAGTGCTTGGCTTATTTAAATAACACTTATGTTTAGTGTAAAGCGGAGGTTATCTCCGCTTTTGAAAAAAAGGCAGACCTTTTAAAAGATATAAATAAATCAAAAGTAACCAAATAAAAAAATAATTAGTCAGAAATAAAAGAATGTAGTAAATTAATAGAAAGTACTCATTGTCAGCAATAATTCTTTTAATGCGATACATACTATCAGACATATTTTCCACACCTACATATGTTAAATAGTATGCTCCTGCCGTTAAAAGGAGTACACCAGGCAGAAGTTTAAGCCATCGCTTCAAATCGAGTTTGATGGTTTTTATATCAAACTTGTTCCAGCAAATTATATACATTAATATGACGAAAAATGGTGCGGTTTTAGTATATGCAGAAGCTATAGTGCTCACGGCTAAATATTGTTCTGAAAAATCTCTTTGATATCCATTTGCAATATCAAAAAGGTATGAAATGATGTGTGAGCTTTCATTGCTGAAATGAATAAAAAATATTATTATTATTGGGGTTATCCCTAATAGCAATGAAATTAATGAATATTTGAACAGCCCCTTCCCTTCCATATTATATCCCACCATTATCATGTTAATGATACGTAATCATAACCGACAAATAGGAAATGATAAAGGTTCTCAATACCGACAAGCTAACCGGCCCTACTATCACCCCCACTGGCCATCGGCAAATAACGCCTCGTACTCAGACGCCGGCAGCCGCTGCCCCCTGATAGAAAAATTCAACCAATTGCGTGTTTGCGGATTGCTTTTGTCTTCTTCCGTCTCTTCTTTCCAGCGGTTCTCTGCTTCGCGCGCCAAACATTCAACCGCTTTCAGGTAGTCCTCAGTTCGGTACCAGCCATAGTTGAACGAACCATCAGTTACCGCCCAGGCGACCTTCTTTTGTTCTTCCTGGATAGCGCGCAGCATTTCGTCGCACTTATCCCGGCAGAACTGCAGCTGGTCATAATCCAGCGTTTTCAAAAATTCAGTAGTCGACATCTTTCCTCCCTCCGGTCATCAGTATTTCCCGATATACCCGCTGCCACATACGGTAGCGGTGAGCGAAAGCCTCTCCCTTAAACAGGACGCGGCGTACCAACCTGCTTTCCCGGAAAGCGCGCCAGGTTCGATAGGCAACCCACTGCTGCAGTAGACACAGGGCGACGATGAGTAACAGCACCAAGTTAGCCATAGAACGCCTCCTGCGCGTCGTAGCCGCCCGTAACCGTGCCGGTGATGTATTCACGCAGCCGGCGCAGTTCGTTGCTGGAGAGGCGGTCCATGAACTCTGTGAGGTACAGGGACGCGAAGGTCATAGCTATGCTGGCTGGCGACCAGGAGGTCATTGTGGCCAGCTCATCATCAGACAGCGCGGTCATCGCCCAGGCCTCCGGCACCGGCACCGGCAGTTCGGCCAGCGCCTCAGTTATTACTGAATGAGGGGCGTCCAAATCCTGCCCGTTTGTGGATCGCGTTTTATGATCCATATATATATTGAGATCTAAACCGTGATCCACTTCGGTGGTGGCTTTCTCGGCTTTACGCAACTGCAGAGACAGGCCGTCGTCTTTACGGTTCTCCAGAATTTCCATCATGAACGCCGCCGACTGCTGATCCACAAACCGTATGGTCGGGCGCTTGTCTCCGTCCCTGGCGCGGCGCTTGTCGGTTTTCAGGCCGAGCGACTCGCAGATGGTTTTAAACAGTGCCTCGGGGACCTTCGGCTTTCCTTTGGGCGTCATAAAGCCACCAATGCGCAGGACGTTGTTTAACAGGTCTCGCCGTTCGGCGGTCATGAGTTTATCCCTGGCGTATGCCAGGCGCGCCTGGGTGGCTTCTCCGGTCATGGTTTCCGGGTCGATGCCGCAGTCAATGAAGTACTGGCGTAGCACCGTAGATTTGAGGCCGTAGAAGCCGCGCATACCGACCTCGACCGCGGGTGTCGATTTGACTTTGTACTCGGTGATGCCAGGGTGTTTCGCCTGGAATGCTTCATCAGCCTGCTCGCGGGTCATCGCGGTGGCGGTAAAGTATTGCCATTGGCCCGCCTGCCTGAAAGCGTAGGTGAAGTTGATCGCGGATTCCTCGCGGTCGAAACGCCGCGCGGTGATCTCATCGAGCAGCATGGTTTCATAACGGCGAACCTTATCGCGGGCGCCGTCGAAGTAGAATTTCAGGTTGTCCTCGTTGACCGGCAGTTTCAGCTCATGCTCGATGTCCCAGCGGACCAGCTTCGCCTGCTCTTCCAGGGTCAGGGCGCGTTTCTTCAGAATGGCTTCCCGTTCAGATTCGTTCGGCGTTTCGATATTCAGGTGGAGATCCAGCGTTTGTTCCCAGACAATTTCGCGGGCTTCCTTGCGCAGCTCCTTGCCGACGCAGTTCGCCAGCTCGTCGGATGCCAGGGGGGCAACCTTGTAGCCGTCGCTGTGCATTATGCAGATCATATTGCTGGCGTAGTCATTACGCGCGGAGGCCTCAATCGCTGCTGCCTTGATTTTCATCCGGGTAAAATCGGTGTTGGCCACACCCATAGAAATGCGGTCGCCGTCGAAAACAACGTCGGTTAGTTCGCCGTTCATGCCGGCAGTGGCCAGCAATGCCTGGACAAACGCACGCTCAATTTTTTGCGGATCGGTTTCGCGTCGTGCGCGAACCTTGTCAAAACCGATGATGAACTCTTTGGCTGTGCGGTCGCGGCGCAGCATCTGGATCGCATCGCTGGGGACCACTTCGCCGCAGAACATGCCGAAATGGCGGTCGAAATGCTTTTGCTCGATGGAGACGCCGGAGGATATCGACGGGCTGTAAATCAGGCCGTCGTACTTCTTCACCATCTTCTTCGGTTTATTGGTGAATTCTTCAACCTCGGGTTCCGGCTTGCTCTTCTGGTTTACGCAGAGGAATTTTTTCTCCGGGTAGCGCTGGCGCAGCGTGGCGGTAACGTCTTCGGCAAACGTTGAGCTATCGGTCGCCAGCATGATTTTTTCACCGAGTTCCACCGCTTTAATCACCTCGGTCATGATGCGATCTTTCTCGGTGTAGAATACGCGGATAGGTTCGCCCGTTTCGCGGTTGCGAACGTCGACCGGCAGCTCGATGACGTGAATCTGTAACCATGCCGGCAGGCCCATTTCTTCGCGGCGCTTCATCGCCAGTTCTGCCAGGTCGACCAGCAGATCGTTAGCATCTGCGTCTACCATGATGGGGTGCAATTCAGTTCTGGCCAGCGCGTCGATCAGCGTATTGAAAACGGCGACCGGGTTCTCCATTGCGCGGCCAGAAAGGATGGCGCGAAGTCCCTGCGTTGCCTCATCAAAGCCGAAATAGTCATGCTGGCGCATCAGCGGCTGCCAGCAGCCTTTGACGATGGAGTTGATGCAAATGGTCAGCTTATTCGCGTATGGCGCCATTTCCTGATAGCCGGGGTCCTGGTAATGCAGAATATCGGCCTTGGTCCCTTTCTGCTCTGTCATCATTTCCCACAGGCCACCGATGAGGCTTACGCGGTGCGCAACGGAAACGCCGCGATCAGCGTTATGCATCAATGGGCGCAGCAGGCCTGTCGACTTACCCGATCCCATACCGGCGCGAACAATAACGATGCCCTGCAGCTGCTGCACGTATTGCAGAATTTCATCCGTCATCACGGATGTTTCAAAGCGTTTATACGTGATGTGCTGGGGACGCTTGTTCGGGTCGGTGATCCGCTCGCTAAAGGAACGGGGAGCCTGGGCAGTACGGCATTTGCGGTTCAGGCGGCGTGCGATGTGGTCTTTAACCGTGGCGCGATAGACGCTTTCCAGTCCCATATCACGCAGCACTATGCAGAACATGTTAAACAGATCCGCCGGGCTATTCGGTACCGGGCAGGTCAGCATGCCAATATCCACCGCGTTTAGCAGTTCTTTAGCAAACGTCCTGCGGTTGTCACGTTTAGCCGTTTTCAGCTTGTTTAGCGTCAGGGACAGCAAATCAGTGCTGTTACTCAGGCGGTTCCCTTTGGCGAATAGCTGGCGACAGGTCTCGCGGAGTCCACGTAATCTGTGCAGGTCGTTGAAGTCGCTGCACTCCAGCTGGGGATCGTCTTCAAAGGTGGGATAAACGCATTTGATACCGCTAAATTTTGCGAGAATGTCGAAGCCGGTACGTAAGCCGGTGTTGCCTTTACCTTCAGCCGATGATTTGCGGTCGTTATCCAGGGCGCAGGTAATTTTTGCTGCCGGGTACATGTTCACCAGCTGCTCAACAACATGGATCATGTTGTTTGCGGCCACAGCGACCACGACAGCATCAAAGCTTTTTTTCGGGTCCTTACGGGTAGCTAGCCATACGGACGCGCCGGTGGCGAAACCTTCCACCACTGCAATATTTTGCGCACCGTTCAGGTTGCCGATAACAAAGCACGCCCCGACGAAATCACCACTGGTGATCGCGCTGGTCTGGAATTTACCGCCGCGCTGGTCGATACGCTGCCAGCCGACAATTTGTCCGTCTTTGCGTCCGTCCAGGTGGGCCAGCGGAATCGCCATGTATGTAGTCGGTCCACGGCTCCATTTTGCGTTGTCGTGACTGGTCACGCGACGAATATCGCAAGCGCTGAATACGTCACGAATGCCTTTTTTCACTGCGTAAGGCCACGACCCGTCCTCAGCTGGCGCATGTTCCCATGCACTGTGGAACGCCAACCATCCGAGCAATCGTTCCTGCTCTAACTGATTGTTTTTAAGTTCATTTATCCGTTGCTGTTCGGCGCGGCGCTTGCGGGCTTCTGCCTGGCGTTCAATACGCGCCAGTTCTTCAGCAGGTTGTGCGACCACGGTCGCATGATTTCTTTGTTGTTCACGGCGGTATTCGGCGAACAGGAAGGAGAAGCCGCTCCAGGAACCTTCGTCATGCCCTTTCTGGACAAAGTTGACGAATGGGTAGCTGATGCCGCTTTTGTGTTGTTCCTTGCGGGAGTAGATTTCCACACGCCCTTTGAGGCTCTTTTCCAGAGCCTCGGGGGCGCCACCGTTATATTTTGAATAACGTTCTTCCCCGCCGCGCGGGTTCAACTGAATGTTATCAGCGCATGCTGTCCAGTTAATGCCAGCCATTGTGGCCAGCTCTGACAGCTCATCCCGCGCTGCTTCAAGCAATGAATACGGATCGCTACCGAAGCGAGCCGCATAGAATTCTTGTAAGGTCATTTTTAGCCTTTCCATGCGAATTTATGTTTTTTCGGGTTGAAAAAATCCGCAGGAGCAGCCACAATAAACGCACAAATCTTCGTAGGGACTGTGCTGCGTTTGTCGTGGGGCTGCTCCTGAAAAAAGGCCCGAGTTTGCCGACTCGGGTTTTTTTTCGTCTTTTTTCGGCTGCTGCAGTCCGATTCAACCGCGATACATTATAGCTCGCATTAAACCAGATTTATAGGCAGCAATAAACCCTGTTATTCTGTCATCTACCCTCTATCATGAACGATTTGATCGTACCGACTATTTGGTGCACAAATTGAAGATCACTTTTCTCATGGATAACTCGTTGAGAGTTAGCGCCATCTAAGTAGTAGCGCTCATCGTCGAAGCGCGCTAACCGCTGTATCGAGATTTTCCCGTCTTTATCACAAACTAACACATCCTCACCCGGAACTGGCGTGAGAGCTGAGTCAACCAGGACGACGTCACCCGGTTGATAGTTGTGCTGAACCTGGTTCCCGACAGTGAGCGCATAAACGGTTTCCCGTTGGCTAACAAATGGCAGGAATCGTTCTGTGTTGGCAGGTTCTCCTGGCTGCCAGTCGCTATCCGGACCACTCTCTGTTGTGCCAATAACAGGAACGCGGTCAGGATCAGATTCAGTACCAAAAAGTATCCATTGCACAGGTTTGCGCAGGCATTTCGCCAGGGCAAGCCCGATCTCCAGCGACGGCATTACGTCGCCACGTTCTAAGTTTTGGACGCCAGGAAGAGAGATACCGACACTTTGCGCGACTTGCTTCAGTGTCATCTTCAATTCTAAACGGCGTGCTTTCAGTCGTTCGCCTCGTGTTTTCATACGATCAATCATAAACGATCTCTTTATAGCTGGCTATAAAATTTATGAATTATACCTAGCTTTAATTTATGGTTATGGCATATAATAATTTTATGAAGCCAGAAGAACTTATCCGCCACTTTGGCGACGTCGAAAAAGCAGCTGCAGGCGTAGGTGTAACACCTGGCGCGGTCTATCAATGGCTTGCGGCTGGGGAGATTCCACCGTTACGCCAGAGCGATATTGAGGTCCGCACGGCATACAAACTGAAGAGCGATTTCACCGTTAAGCGGGTTAGCAAGGACGGTAGTGATGGAACTTGAACGAATCCGCGCTTGTGTGGCCACGGCCCTTTCAGATCTGCATTACCTCCAGCGCGGAATTTTAGAAGTTCAGCTTGAGCAGTTACGTCTTGCCAACTCCGGCAGGTTTACTGATAAGCCAACCCGGGTCATTCAAATGGGCGAGAATAATAAATACGAGATCTCGGTCGCGGCTGAGCAGGTTCGTTACCATGTTGGGAAAACGTTTAAGCAATCCTCAATGCTGCTGACTGAACTTGATTTTCAGACGGCTAGTTGGCGCAGAGCTATTGAGCAGTTAAATCGTGAGGAAATTGCCTGGCTGCATTATTGCTATGGCTGTAAGCCCAATTTTGAAAATGATGAAGTTATATGCCAGTGGCTATGGCTGGATTTTCTTGTCGCTCATTCAAAGCCTGATTTCAAAAAAATGAAAGAGGCGACAAAGAAAAAGATGCGCAATTTAACTTATTACGCCATCCAGCAGGTTAAGGCTTCAATATTACGCGGAGAGGATGTGGACCCGCTGCGTGAGGATGAGCATATAAGTCTTTTGCTTAATATCACCGTCGATAGCTGGCGTAAGGATTATAAAAAACGCTGGCTATTAATGAAATCACGATGCCTGCATCTGAATAGCATCGCGTTATTTAACGCAGCGGAGAAGCGCAGTGAAATCATCAACCGCCATTGTACAGGAAGTGCCAACGTGCCTGTGCCAGCAGATTATGCACAGGAAGCCCGGTAAACCCGAACTGAGGTATGCCGCAAACCGTAAAGAGTACATTATCTGGTGCCCAACCTGCGATTACCGGACTCATCCTGATACGAACCGGCAATCGGTTATCACTGAATGGTACCTGTCAAATCAGCCTGGTAATAAACACATCGAAGATATGTGGCTGAAACGTTATCTGGAAATAAAAGAGGGTGCGACCGCGGTCGCATAGGGTAATGATGCGAACTCCATTTAAACAAGGCCCCATGTCATACGATGATGCGGTGCGAATTTCTAACGTTTATCGAAATAAAGGTCGAGAGACTTTAATCACGCGCTCGGATGATTTAGACGGGACGTATTACGTTTTTGTTTATCTCCCTGAGTCCAGAAAAGTCCCAACGCCATCCAGAACTTTTCAACAAAAAATATGGGAATAAAATGCTTACCTACCATCAATCAATTTTTAAAATGATTATGGCAAATTGGCTGAACAGCGATCATGTCATCATCGATACTGAGACCACCGGGCTTATGGCTTCTGATGAAATTATCGAGATCACGATAATTAATATGCGTGGTGAGATTCTGTTAAACACCCTGGTGAAGCCGAGCCGCCCTATTCCGCCAGAAGTTACCAAAATTAATAACATCACCAACGAAATGGTCGCTGATGCGCCAGCATGGCGCGAGGTTTTCCCGGCTGCGCTGAAAATTATTCGTAAGCATAAATGGCTGGCATGGAACTCCAGTTTTGATGCCCGCCTGATGGTGCAGACCTGCCTGCAGACCGGATTTTTTGATGACCTAAAGCCTCACCTCATCACCTCCATCATCATGGCCATTGAGACGCGCCACATTGACGCCAAAGCGGTTTATGACCAGTGGTATGGGGAGTTCGACGAGAAGCGCAAAAACTTCAAAAGGCAGAGCCTGGCTACAGCAGCTGCGCGCCACGGCATTTCAACCGCTGGCGCCCATCGCGCGCTTGCCGATTGCCTGATGATCCTCGGCGTGCTGAAACAGGTTTGCCAGCCGGAGGTCGCATGAACTCTGAACTATTCAACTACAGCCTGAAAACGCTACAGGTGCTGAACGTTGTCGCAGATTTGGTTTTATCAGTGGCGTTGTTTGGCTTTGGGTACGGCCTTCTTAACTTGCTTGAGTGGTGGCTTGCATGACAGATATCACCCGACTGATTAACAGCATTAAGCGCCGCACGTCCTCAGCAAGAGAGCTTGGCTACGATGTCCTGTTCGTGGCACTTGATGATTTGGATGTCCTGGTTGATTCGCTGGAGACGGCGCTGCGCGCAAACGCCGGCCAGGCCACTTACATCGAGCAGCTGCAGGACATAAAACACCAGCTGGAATTGAAGTTAGTCAAGCCGGTAGTGCCGGATTTCAAAAAACTGGCTCGCGAACTGGTTGATAACCTCGTCGATTGCGGCGGACTGGATGAAGGGGTGAAAGAGAAGTATCTGGAGTGGGCGGAGAAAACCTGCCGCACCGCCATGCTCGCAGCCGCCCCGCAGGAGGTGGACCGTGGCTAAAACCCCTGCAGAACGGCAACGGCAGCGCCGTGAACGTTTAAAGCAGTCCGGCACAACCAGACGCGATTGGGTACTTGAGCCGGAGGAATTGCGCATGCTGGGCGAAATTTGCATCCAGCGTCGCCCAGGCAGAACGCCGTATTCAGAAAATGAAGTAATCGGCCTGTTGATCCGAAAGAATTACAAAGAGCTTCAGAAGAGCCTGGCGAACACATGCCAGCGATGTGGCCAGGCGCTGCCGGTGTCTGAATGCATCTTCGACGGCGAAAATTCATGCTTACTGACGACAGCCAGACTAAAGCTGGCCATTAAGGCGTGACTGGTCACGGAGGCTTAAAAATGGATAAATCGGAATTGCTTTTGGAGAAACTCCGGCAACGAACGCAAAGTAGTCTGGCCAGTGGTGGCGACGGCTTTGTCTTCGCATCGATGCTGGTCTTTGACGTGGGCTTGAATGCCCGGACTATTCGGCAAATGTTGGACGTTGCAGTAAGGAACGGGACCCTTGAAAAAAGGGAAAGAGGCATAGGCCGCGCGCATAAGTATCGGACAAATCTGCAAATTTGATGAGCACCTTGACAGGAAATGACGTTTTAGCATTTGCCAAAACGACTGTGTTTTTATACAGTATATTAATATTTTGTAAGACGAATAACGGGTAGGCTATGTGATGGAAGATACGGTCCTCTCAAATTGTGAAAGGCTGGACGCTGAGCTGAGTGATATCGATGCCGTATTAGATATGGTATCGGTGGCGATGGCATCCCCGGAGGCCAGTTTGCATGTGGCTCAAACTATGCGCCTCATTTGTATGTCACGTCGGATGTTGCAGCGATGCCGGGATCTCAACAAGGTTGAAGGAAGAAGCCACTAGCCAGCCGAATTGAAAAAGGTGAGGTCTCCCTCACCTTTTTACGTTCAGTATACGGCCTGGATGTTAATTTCAGCGCCGCACGCTTGCGCGTATTTGCTCAGTGTCTTCATGCTGGCCCCCAACGGGTTCCCCTCGAGGCGGCTAATAGCAGATGGCGTGATCCCCATCCGCTCCGCCAGGGCAGATTTGCTTAACCCAGCCTTTTCACGCATCTCGTACAGCATTTCGACCAGTGCCAGCTCTTTATCTGCTTCCTGGTAACCCCGGATTGCCTCCGGGGTGTTGAGCAGACTTTCTTTGACCTGGTTAAATGGGATGCCTTTTACTTTCATTAGCTCATCTCCTTCAGGCGCTTTCTCGCTATCTCTATGGCCCCTGCCGGGGTTTTTTGTGTCTTCTTAACAAACGCATGCAGTAGGTAGATTTCGTGGCCGACTGCGTAAGCGTATAACGTTCTTGCTATGTTTTTGTCTCCAACCCTTAACTCAAAAAGCCCGGCGCCAATTACGCGGCTATGAGGCATTTTTAGTTTTCCTTCACTTTCCAATCTTTCAATCAGTCGGGTCATGCGACCTCGTAACTCGTCCGGTAGTTCCTGTAACTCTTCCAGCGCTGCCGGGTGGGTTATCACGTTAAACATAGTATATCCTCCCTATGTGTTTAAATATATCAATAAATTAATTTTCACACAATAGAGAAATTTCACTAAAAAGTGAAAAATAAGACTGGATGTCTCATGTTGCCAGAGTTACAGTTCGTGTCGTTGAGACGGGGAATAACCCGGTAACTAGATGAATTTGGAGGATATTATGAACTATCAAGGCAACGAAAAAATGAGACAGGACGCGGCTGAAATTGCTAACGCGCTGTATGAAGTCTGGCAGAAAGTGAAGCGTTTCCAGCGTGAGTACAGCTTCAACAGTGAGAACATTACAGACAGACTGGCAGGCCGACTGGTTGGAACAATGGAACCAACACTGGCCGATCTGAACCGCTTTATGGCCGATGTTGATTACCAGTTCGAAGACTAAGGAGAGAGGATGAACGTTAAAGAGATCCGCGAGACAATGACCGAAGCGGCCTTGAGCGTTGAGTGGGTAATGCGGGGGCATCCCCGCATTACCCCGCAGGAATTAAGCGACGCCTGCAACGTTAGCCTGCCAGCGGTTGAGTTTATTATCGAGCAGATGCTTTGTATGGGGGTAGCACAGCGGGGCGCTTTTGGGCGGTACTCACTGACCCCGGAATATAAAAACGGCAACTTCTGAAAACTGTGCGACCACGGTCGCACAGAAAGAATTTTAAAAAGGTTGGCAAATCAGGCTTTTTTAGGTATCTTTTTTCTAAGTTGGGAATTTTATAACCAACGCCCTCACAACCGCCGCTAAGGCGGTTTTTTTATGCCTTGGAAATGGGCGCTGCAGCATGTGCCACCATGCTGCAGCTTTCGACCCATGCCACCTGACAGGGTGAAATCAAGGCCCATTGCTGATTGCGCAACAGCAAAAAGAGCCTATCAAAAAAGGCCCCGAAAGACCATGAAAAACACTGTAAAAATAAACAGTGCTCAACTTGTGCATGCAGATTCACTGGAATATATCAAAACCCTGCCGGACAACAGCTTAGACGCCATTATCACCGACCCGCCGTATTACCGCGTAAAGGCGAATTCCTGGGACAACCAATGGCCCACCGTAACGGATTATTTAGCCTGGCTGGATGAGTTCTTCGCCGAGTTCTGGCGCGTGCTTAAACCAGCCGGTTCGTTATATGTGTTCTGTGGCCCGAAATTATCGTCGGACACTGAGCTGTTGTTGCGTGAACGTTTCAACGTGCTGAACCATATCGTCTGGGCTAAACCCAGCGGGCGCTGGAATGGCGCTCGAAAAGAAAGCTTCCGTTCTTATTTCCCGGCCAGCGAGCATATTTTCTTCGCGGAGCATTACGGCGCAGAAGGGTTTGCAAAAGGCCAGACTGGATACGCGACAAAGTGTCAGAAGTTGAAGGGTGAAGTTTTCGAACCGCTTATCAACTATTTCCGCGATGCTCGCCAGCGGCTTGGTATTTCCGCTGCTGAAATCAACGAGGCAACCGGCACGAAGATGTGTAGCCACTGGTTCAGCACCAGCCAATGGCAGCTACCCAATGAACGGCAGTACCTGGCGCTGCAGGCGCTGTTTAACAGAAAGGCCGCAGAGTTAGGAACAACAGGACTTGCCGAGCCGCATACGGCGCTGCAGGAGGAATACGGCGTGTTAGCGGCGCAATATTCCGAACTGGTTGTTCAGTATTCCGAGCTGCGTCAGCAGTATGAGAACCTGCGGCGACCATTCCGTGTGACAAAAGACGTCCCGCACACCAACGTGTGGACGTATCCACCGGTTCCGTACTATCCGGGCAAACACCCTTGCGAAAAACCGCTGCAGATGATGCTCGACATCATTTCGGCTTGTACGCGCCCTGGCGATGTTATCGCCGACTTTTTCATGGGGTCGGGTGCAACGATTAAGGCCGCGCTGCAGTTAGGGCGCGAGGCCATCGGCGTAGAGCTGGAAGAGGAGCGATTTTTACAGACGGTCTCCGAGATAGAAAAACAATAATCGACAGCCCCGCCTAAGTGCGGGGCTTTTTATTACCCGCCACGCGGGTGGCGGAGTCATGAACACAGCTATCGAATATGGAAATCCTGATCTCTGGCTGGTCTTGCTCATGCTGGCCGCTGGAGTGGTTTCAAGCGCCCTGCTTTCTGAGAACCCCATCAACCCGCGTCGCCTCATTGGTGACGTTCTGAGAGGCGTCATTGTCGCCATCATCCTTTGGGCTTATGGCCTCATGGGCAACATTTCAATTTTGAAAGTAATAACTCTCGCCGGTTTATCGGCTGTGGCATGGCCACACACCGTCAACGAAATCACCGGCTTTGCAAAACGAACAATCAGCCGAATTTTCGGCGGGAGAAAAGAACGATGAATTATGGACTGGTGAGCAAGCAAGACGCGCGCCTTTACGCCGAAGCGGTTTGCGATGTTATCGGGAATGGTAAAGCCAATGCGGCGGTTCTGCTGTGTGTCGAAACGGCTGCAGCCGAGACATTGCTGGGCGATTACAAAGACCCTACGCCGACCAGCGCCGGAACCGGATTAACCCAGGTTGATCTCGGTACCTTTGAATGGCTTCGCGATAAGTACAAAAACAGCCGTTACGCCGCCGTTCTGCTGAATCAGTTTGGTATCGACCTGGGCCGGACGGTTTACCAGGAGCTGAGAACATCGCCGCTCATGGCGATGCTGTTTTGCCGCTTGCGCTATTTGACGGTCCCTGAGTCGATTCCGGCGACCCGCGAGGCTCGCGCCGCTTACTGGAAAAAGTATTACAACACCTCGGCAGGCAAAGGCACGCCGCAGGATTACATCGATAAATGCCAGCGCGCTGGCGTTGATGCGCTATTCACGCAGTGAGGCGCGAGGAGTGATTATGAACAGTTTAAAACGTATGGCTAAAGCCTGGTTGTTGATGAATGCTGCCTTCGCCCTTCTCGTGATGGCAGCGCCCCCGGCGATGGCTAATGAAAGTCTCGGTCTGGATCTGGATTCAATTCTGAGCGCCCTGCCAGCCGGCTGGGCCAGCGGCGTAACTGCCGTATTTATCGTGCTGTATGCGGTGGCGCAGCTGCGTGCCGTACTTCCCCCATCAGTGACCAAAAGAATCCCCACCGTGGTCATGAAAATTCTCGACCTTGTTGCCGCGAACTATGCCCACGCCCGGAACGCCGATGCGATCAGCAAAGTAGCGCGGGATGCCGGGAAAGCCAACGGCCCATCAGATGATGATTATCGTGTGATGGTGGAGACAGCCAAAAACAATGGAGAGCTGCGTGGAAGCCGCATTGAGAGCGCTGGCGATTATCCTGGAGATGATCGGCCAGGCAGTAAAAGCCCGAAATGAAACGGAGCGACAGGCTCGGATTGATTATGCGCGTAACAACCCGGCTGATTATCTGCGTCGCTTTGGCCGGGTGCGCGAAATCAACCCCGATGGCACCAATACTGAATCCGGCTCCGTGCGCAGCGGAAAAACCGGCGATTGATGTGGTTCACGTCGATGGGCATTTCGTTATCGCTGATGACGATATGGGAAAACTGACCGGTTACATTGCCGCGCTTGAAGCGGGCTGTACCGCACCGAAATAGAGTACTCAATGAAAATTTATATTGCTGGCCCGATGACCGGGCGAGAGAACTTTAACCGCGAGGCATTCAATAAAGAGGCCGACCGGCTGACTCGTCACGGTCACACCGTTTTAAACCCGGCAAGCCTGCCTGATGGGCTGGAGCAACGCGAATACATGGATATTTGTTTTGCCATGCTCCGTTGCGCTGATGCGATCCTGATGCTCCCCAGCTGGCAGACCTCCTCCGGTGCTACGGCGGAATATCACTATGCCTACAAAATGGCGCTTCCGGTCTATACCACGGTTCACTATCCGCCGGTCGCATAGCGGGAAAATGAAGGCTATGCGACCACGGTCGCACAGGCCAAACCGGTATCCCCATTTAGGGATAAATCGTGTTCTATCCCCATGAAGGGATAACTGGTCTGCCACTTTAGAGCATAAGGCTGCCTTCGGGCGGCCTTTGTCTTTTTATCATCACATAATGGGGAAACTCATGCCAGATCGCTCAAGTAATCCGCCCAATGCATATCAACAACTCAATAATCCTGGCGCAGCAATCACTCAGCTGACCAGAGACATTGCTGAGAACAATGCAAACACGACCCAGAAGAGTATTTCCAGCATTGGTACCCTGGCCTCAGGACCCGTATTAGAGCTATCTGATAGTGCTCAGGATGTGCTGTATGCTCTTTTTTTCCGAGGCGCACTCGTATCTGGTGATATTCCTTCAAAAGCCGGCGCCTCCGCACTGCGTTCTCTGGGATTTGCCGAGACCGGCCATACAGCCACGCCATACAAAGGGGAAGACTATTTCACCTGGCTGACTCCTGCGGGGTATGCGTTCGCTATTGGGTATCTGGTTAACACTCGCTTCGGCAAACATCCTGCAAATGCAGTAGCTTCCGGGCAGCCATCGGTTCATCCGGAAGGATTAAGCATTAACAAAGCCATGATTAAAGGGGGGATCAGTAGCGAAGCCCATGTTTGCGGCAATACCATCGAGCAGGAAACGCTTTCATCAGTGTTAGCGCATTACCTGCCCAACACCCCTCTGGATAAAGCCAGAGACCATGCTGTGATGCTGGCCTCTGCGGTCAAAGCTTCTTTTGCAGAATTGAACCACTCCACCGGTGGTTTCGTAATTTCCCGCGATGGCGCCGCTCAGGTTATTGGCGAAAAAAATTCTGAAACAATAATCCCTGCGTCGGCCCTTAAACCGAGCACAGATGGAAAGGAAAAGCGGGGGTCAACCTTTACGATAAATATTGAGGTGGATGCCAGCAAAGCCACTCAAGCGCTCGATGAGTTCAGCCATGCATTCGATAAGCGCATAGCCTCCGCGTTAGAAAAAGGACTTATGCCAGGCGGTTCATTATGGTTTGCGACTAAGAGTCAACGTTAATGCCAGCCCGGTCTAAACGTCCATGCCGCCACCGGGGGTGTGCGGCGATAACCAATGATCCCAGCGGCTATTGCGATGCTCACCGGCAGCAACATGCTGGCGACGGCTGGCGCAACTACCAGGGCGGGAAAAGCCGGCATGAAAGGGGCTACGGTCGCCCCTGGGAAATCCGCCGCGCCAGAATCCTCCAGCGCGATAAATATCTATGCCAAAACTGCCGGCGTCATGGCATCGCCACCAAAGCGACCAGCGTCGACCACATCATACCCAAAGCGCGTGGCGGTACAGACGACGATTCCAATCTGGAGTCGTTGTGCTGGCCCTGCCATAGAGCGAAAACAGCAACAGAGAGAACCCGATGAATAATTTTAAAATTGAATACGTTGATGGCGCTTTGACCGTTCTGGAGACGGATGGTCATTCACGGATGAATGAAGCCGTACATGGCATCCATTTTGAGCATGTCCAGGGCGGTCGCCCACTGCTGAAACTGACGATTGCGCATGATATTGCCCCGGCCTCGACTCCGGCCCCGGCTGCTGCGTCGGCTCAGGAACCTTTAGAGGGTGAGCTGGTACAGGAGCAACAATCCCCGCTGCCTGGCGGTCGCCGTTCCCGCCATCGCCGTGGAGGTAAGCAATGATGTATCAACGCACGGATCTGACGCTCTCCATGTTCTATGCATCCAGCGCTGATGCAGACGGGAACAAAGTGGCTACGTTGACGATGCAGGTAATTGCGGCAGAGGTTGGCGCCGTCCAGACCAGTCAACTGCTATGCATCACCGATAGCGCGAAGAAAAAAACGTATACCGTGGGCGAGCAATCTATCAGTAATGGTTCCGATCCGTTGCTGGTCGCGATTGAGAATTACTGGCGCCAGAGTACGGATGTCGTGGTTAAAGGACTGATCGCCGAGGTGACCGATTTCATCGCAGGGAATATCAACTCAGTGAGCACCTGGATCGGCCAGTTTGGGATGAAGGTATTTGAGAATCAGCCATTAGCTGAGCGGCTGCCAGAAAGCGTGCTACAGGCTGATGGTAGCTCCGCTACAGCGACAGGGTCCTGACAGCAGGCATTACAACAGGCGCTCACAGAGCGCCTGTGATAATGGCTGAATGCTTCACCAGCGCGGCGTTTTATGGGAGGTCATGATGAGTTACACCAGCTGTACTTATTGCGGTTCACGTCTCCATACGCGGGCTAACTGCCCGAAAACATGGGGCGGTTCATCGCGTCGCGCCAATCTGCGCTGCAGCTATTGTGGCCAGTCCGGGCATAACTCGAATGCCTGCCCACATAATGCGAGCAGCGGTCGACGGCGCAGCCTGAATGACGACTTTACCCTCGACTGAACCGATAGCACGATGGCGGCAGGCGGAATTGATTTCAATGTGAAATTATTCAATGTCAAGTCATTGCATTGCGCGATGATGATAATAGATATCATTTGAGGGGGTAGGGGGGATCAAATCCCTAACCCCTTTCGCGCTTCGGGACTGCCGCTTCAGGTAGATTTTTGCGCGTGAGAAATAAAAACTTTTTTTTGGCTGTTTTGGGGTGCTTTTGAATGAGTACAGGGATGCGATCACCTGGTGGCGGACGCAAATCGAATAACACTGGAAATCAGGTTAGTTCTTTAACCAGAGCGGTTTCTCCGCCGGATGAATTACTGGGCGATATGGCTATCGATGCCTGGAAACGGACGTGCAAAATTCTTATTAACCGTGGCACGTTCGAAATGGAAGATTGTTATTTGCTGATGGAATACTGCAACACCGTGCAGCTGCTGTACGACGCCAACCAGGAAATTAAAAGCGATGGCCTTGGTGATGATACCGCTGCCGGCGGTCAGAAACTTGGTGCGGCAGTGAAGGCGCGTAGCCGTTATATCAGCGAATTAATTCGACTCTCCGTTGTGTTAAAGCTGGACCCCAATAGCCGCATCCTGAAGAAACAGCCCGGAGATAATGACAAATCCAGCGGTGAGTTCGACGAGTTTTAATTTTGGTGCGGCCCTAATGACTTAAGGATGGAGCATGGCCGCATATCCAAACGTCAATGTGGCGAACAAATATGCGCGGGATATCATAGACGGGAAAATAGTCGCCTGCAGAGCTATTCGGCTGGCATGTCAGCGCCATTTTGACGATTTAAAAAAATCACTCGATAACAATTACCCTTACCGGTTCGACAGAGATTTAGCTGAGCGGGCCTGCCGGTTTGTTCAGAAATTACCGCACTCCAGTGGCGATTTGGCGGGGCAGAAATTAAAACTGGAACCTTGGCAAAGTTTTATTTTTTGTTCGATTTTTGGCTGGGTCACGAAAAAGGATAAAAAACGCCGATTTCGCGAAGCGTATATCCGGGTAGCCAGGAAAAACGGGAAATCGTTTTTTGCTGCCGGGATTGGCACCTACATGTTTTGCGCTGATGGCGAAAACAGCGCAGAAGTGTATTGCGGTGCGACAACTATGGCGCAGGCGAAAAAGGTCTTCACCCCAGCCAGGCAGATGGCCAGCCGCCTGCCGGCACTTCGCTCCAGATTTGATATTTCGGTATGGACCGACAGCCTGACACGCCCGGATGGTTCCGTTTTCGCACCTATGGCGGGGAAACCCGGCGATGGTGACAGCCCACATTGCGCGATCATTGACGAGTATCACGAACACGATACGGATCATATGTACGAGGCCATGACAATGGGGATGGGCGCCCGTTCGCAGCCGTTAACGCTCATTATCACGACAGCCGGCTCGTCACTGGAGTCCCCTTGCTATGACAAGGACAAGGAAGTCAAAGAGGTTATCGAAGGCATAACCCGTAATGATCGCCTGTTTGGCATGATTTACGAACTGGATGCTGGCGATGACTGGACCGACCCGAAAAACTTAATCAAAGCTAACCCAAATCTGGACGTTTCGGTTAAATACAGCGACCTGGTTGAGCTTCTGGAAGTAGCGAAACAGGTTCCTCGCAAGGTTAACGCCTTCAAAACCAAACGCCTCAATATTTGGGTATCCGGTAAATCCGCGTTCTACAACATGGAGCAGTGGAAGGCTGCTGAAGACCCCAACCTTGAGCTGGCTGATTTTGCGAATGACAGCTGCAATATCGGTCTCGATCTCGCCAAAAAGCTGGATATGAACGCCGGGATACGGCTATTTACGCGGGAAATTGAAGGTAAACGGCATTATTACTGCATCAAACCTAAATTTTGGGTCCCGGAAGACACGATCCATACAACCGATCCAAAACTGCTGAAAACTGCTGACAGGTATCAGAAGTTTTATGAAATGGGCGTGCTGGAAGCGACGGATGGAGCAGAGGCAGACTATCGCGAGATTCTGGCCAGTATTATCGATATGCAGGACGAAAACCGCATTGACGAGATTGATATCGACCCTGCCGGCGCAACAGCACTTCGCCACCAGTTGGAGGACAACGGATTTACCGTAGTCGATATCCGGCAGGATTACACCAATATGTCACCGGCGATGAAAGAGCTTGAAGCGGCTCTGGCCGGTGGTCGATTCCACCATGATGGCAATCCCATTCTGACCTGGTGTATCAGCAATGTTATCGGGAAATTTATACCCGGTAGCGATGATCTCGTTCGCCCGACAAAGGGAGACAATCAAAGCAAAATCGATGGAGCTACAGCGTTATTTAACGCCATGACTCGCGCAATGCTGCACGAAAGCAGCGGCGGCACATCGGTATATGATGAGGAAGACATAGCGTGTTAATCACAATTCTGAGTTTCATTATTGGCCTGGCCGGGGCTGTACTCATATCCGCCGGAGCCTGGTTGATTTTGCCTGCTGCCGGTCTTATTACGGGTGGGTCAATATGTCTTATCTGGTCATATCTAACTGCGCGGGCGGTTTCAGCCGGTGCCAAATTTAACGGGGGTGAATAATGTTTATCCCCCAAATGTTCAGAGGGCGCCAGCAGTCGAGGGATGGCCTCTGGGAAGCCATGCTGGGCGGGGTTCGTTCAAGCCAGAGCAAAACTGGCATCATAATCACGCCGGAAACCGCTCTGGGACTTTCAGCGGTCCGGGCCTGTGTCACTCTCCTGGCTGAGTCCGTCGCGCAGCTGCCGTGCGAACTTTACCGGCGGGATAAAAATGGCGGGCGCCAGCGTGCGACGGACCACCCGGTTTATGACCTGATTCACTCCCAGCCCAACAGGAAAGACACCTCATTCGAGTATTTCGAGCAGCAGCAGGGGTTGCTGGGGCTTGAGGGAAATTGCTACTCGATCATCGAACGGGACGGAAAAGGCTACCCGAAAGAGCTGATCCCCATTAACCCGAAAAAGGTCATTGTGCTGAAAGGGCCGGACGGTATGCCGTATTACGAACTCCCGGAAGTCGGTGAAATTCTGCCGATGCGCATGATGCACCATGTGAAGGTCTTTTCTCTGGATGGCTATATCGGCAGTTCCCCCATTCAGACGAACGCCGATGTCTTGGGGCTGAATCTGGCCGTTGAGGAGCATGCGGCAGCGACATTTCGGCGTGGGACAACGATGAGCGGGGTGATAGAGCGTCCGAAAGAGGCTGCGACCATTAAAAGCCAGGATGCTATTGATCGCCTGCTGGCGAAATGGACCGAACGCCATTCCGGTATTCACAATATGTTCTCTGTGGCACTGCTGCAGGAGGGCATGAGCTACAAACAACTGTCGCAGGATAACGAAAAGGCGCAGCTGCTACAGTCGCGGCAGTGGGGCGTGGAAGAGGTCTGCCGGCTCTATAAAATCCCGCCACATATGGTGCAGATGCTGGCGAAAGCGACCAACAACAACATCGAGCACCAGGGCCTGCAGTTCGTGATGTATACGCTGCTGGCCTGGCTGAAACGCCATGAGGGTGCGATGCAGCGCGATCTGCTTCTGCCCAGCGAACGCCGCGATTTGTACATCGAGTTCAACGTTTCCGGGCTGCTGCGAGGCGACCAGAAGTCACGCTATGAATCGTATGCGCTGGGCCGCCAGTGGGGATGGCTATCCACTAACGATATCCGGCGTATGGAGAATCTACCGCCAATTGCTGGCGGGGACAAATACCTGACGCCGCTCAATATGGTCGACAGCGCGAAGATCCTTCCTGGCGATAAGTCGCCGACAGCAAAACAGCTGGCCGAAATAGAATCCCTTCTGGCCAGAGCCTGATTATTTCCCGCCGCGCGGGATGACCTGGAAGACAACATGACAACGAAATTAATTAACCTGCCGCACCTGGCAGATATGGTCTTTGGCGTGCCGCATTACGTGACGCGGCAAACAATGGACTCCGTGAAAGCGGTGCTCATCCCCCGTATTCAGGGGATCACCGAAGATGCCGTCATTCAGATGGCGCTGAATCCGGGTAAATCACCTGCAGCTGAGCAGGTTCAGCCCACCGGCGGGGTGGCAGTGATCCCCGTTCACGGCATTCTTGTTCCACGCCGGGGGCAGATTACGGCGATGTGCTCCGAGCTGACCAGCTACGAGCGGATCCGCGGGCAGCTGCAGGCGGCATTAAACGACCCCTCAATCAGCGAAATCGTTCTGGATATTAACTCCGGCGGCGGCGCAGCGGTGGGGTGCAAGGAGCTGGCCGATTACATTTATCAGTCTCGCGACACGAAACCCATCACGGCGATTG